GTACTCGCCGCCCGCGCCACCCGGCGACGCGGCGCCCTGTCCGGCCGTGGTGGAGGGGCAGCCGCCGGAGCCTCCGCCGCCCGCCTGCACCTCGACGACGACGAACCGGGCGCCGGCAGGCTTGTTCCACGTGCCGCTGCTGGTGAACGTCTGCACGTCGATGGAGCCGGGGATGATCGCGTCAGCGTCCTCCGCCAGGGCCTGGAGGTGCTCCCACAGACGGGCATGGTCGGTGCTCTCCGGGTACGTGATCCCCTTGGAGGTTTCCTGGCTCATGAACTGCGCCTCCACGAGATCGTGAGAGTCCACGCCGCGGACCACGAGCCCCGGCCGGCGAATCGGATGTACGGGTTGTCGGAACTGATGGAGATGGCGATGCCGCCGCGGGTGCCGTCGACGATGGCCTGCGCCCAGGCGTCCGGGATCGTGAACGTCCCCGAGGAGCCGACCTTCAACGACGGCCCGGACGTGGTCTCGTTCAGCGTCGGTGCGCCGGACGGCCGGGTCGCCTGGGTGACGAGCCGGAGGGTGGCCGTGCGGGCCGCGAAGTCACCAGCGGACAGGCGCTTCACCCGGATGGTGGCCTTGGTGACCGTGGCCCCGGACAGCGAGCGCGGCTTACTGCCGTAGAAGGCGACGCCGGTGTTGCGGCCGTAGCCGGAGCCCGCGTAACGACCCTGGAAGGTGTCGGCGTAGTTGACGCTGCCGATGTCGGTGCGCCACTTGCCGTCCCGGTAGGAGGCGGTGGCGACCGGCGTGCAGGTCAGCGTGCCCGTCGTGGTCACCGGCTTCGGCACCGGCGCCGTGTCGCCCGTGTCCGGCGGGTTCTCCTGCACCGGGGGCGGCGGCGGGGGCACCGCGGGGGCGGCGGCGAGGATGGCGGCGGCCACGTAGGTGGAGCCCACGCGGTGCAAGAGGAGGGTGTCGCCGACGGCGACGGCGAGGCCGCTGACGACGCGGACCGTGGTCGGGATGCCGCCGACGGATGCGGTGCAGGCGCCGCTGGTGACGGTCGAGTCCGCGTAGCCGATGAGCGGGCCGCTGCGGGCGAGGGATGCCTTGAGGTCGCGGAGGTCAGGCATCGATCGTCCTCACCGTGAGCGTCATCGTGTCCGGCGCGTACGGCAGCATCTGCTTCTCGATCATGCAGGGCTGGTTGGTGAGGCCGGCGCCGGTCACCGAGACCACATCGCCGGTGATGAGGCCGGGGTGCGGCACCATCGTCACGGTCAGCCGTCGTGAGGCTGTGCGGCGCAAGCGGGCCAGCGTCGCCGCTGCGGCGGTCCGGCACTGTGCGACGGTCGTGAGCAGCGGGGACGAGAAAATGTAGGGGACCGGCAGCGGGGAGAACGGGCCGTCGGCGCGCAGGGGGCTGTTGCCGGACCGGTCGTAGGCCACGCCCTGGATCTGGTCGCCGTCGCTGTTCTCGCCGCGGGCGACGACCACGGTGAACGCGCCGTCCCTGCTGGAGGCGCCCTGCCAGCGCACCACGGTGCCGCCCGCCCCGTCGGTGATGGAGAGGACCGGATCGCCTGTGTCGTCGAGGGGCTCGATGCGCAGGTAGCCGTCCTCGGTGACCCTGGGCACGGCGGGCCAGGCGTCGAGGACTTCGCTGAGGGCTCCCATGCGGTCCTCGTCCCACTGCATGCCCACGGGCACGGACCGGTCGACCAGGGATCCGTCGAACGTGACGGTGAGCGCGGGCTCGACGAGGGAGCGCACCGTGGACGCGAGGGTGCCCGACGGCTGGAACGGGGCCACGAGCTTGGCCTCGTCGATCAGCGACAGCAGGCCCTCGGCCTGCACGTTGACGGTGTCGCCGTCGGTCTCCGCGCTGGTGGTGAGGAACCAGCCGCGGTCGATCCACTCCGTCGAGCCGCCGACGTCGACGCCGTAGGAGATCCGCAGCTGCTGCCCGAACGCGGCCAGCGGATGGTCCGGGCTGATCGGATCCCACTCGACGCCGCGGTCCCGTCGCGGCACGGTCAGCGTGACCCGCTCCGGAACGGCGAGGGAGGTGTCCCGGTCCTCGCCGCCGCCTGCGACGGGGATGCTGTCCGCGAGGAGTTCACCGGCCCGCCACGACTCGGCGCGGACGACCACAGTGTGGCTGCGCTGCACGACGGCGAGGGCAGCATCGGACATCTCCAGCACGTCAGACCCCGAAGTCCTTCAGCGCCAGGGCGAGGAGCGTGGCGTTGTCCGCAGCAAGGTCCGCCAGGGAGGTGTAGTTGTCGGCCACGTCCTGCAGCGTGAAACCCGCCGCCTCCAGGATGGTGGGCCACGCCTCGGTCTCGACGATGTCGAGGCTCCAACGGCGCACCGGGTCGTACCAGTTGCGGTCCTCCGTGTCCGACAGCGCGGCCACGTGCCCGTCGACGCCCGGGATGCTGGTCCGTGCGCGGATGAGGATGATGCCCTCGGTGGCGGAGCCGAGCACCTCGTTCAGCGCGTCGCCCTGCTCCTCGGTTTCGGTGCGCACCAGGACGGTCGCTGAGGCACTCGACCGCGGCCGGGACACGACGACGATGCGGCCGCCCACGTTGAACTGGGTCGCGTCGCGGTCTCGTTTCTTGTCCGGCCAGGAAGCGACCACCACGGTCGCCCCGAGCCCACGGATCGCGTCGGAGATGACGTCCCCGTCCACGGTCGATGTGATCGTGCCGACCGACTCCACGGTCCACACGTTGCCGTTGACGTCCTCCAGCTCGGCCATGTACGACACGGCCACACCGAAAGGCTGCTCGGCGTCGACACGAAGCAGCGCGGTCTGCCCGGTGACGTCGACCGCTTCGGCCGCCCGGACCGCCACCCGGCTCGCGCCGATCACCCGGTAGATCGTGGCGGCGACGATGTTCTCCGCGAGCATGCCCGTCACCGACGCCAGGTTCCGAGGAGGGAACGCGGTCTGTGCGACGGCCGCAATGGCCGCGGTCGCTTCCCGGACCCGCAGGACGCCGGCCACGCCGACGGCTGCGGCAGCCAGCGTCGCCGTGACCGTCGGCGACTGGGTGCCGCTGCCGGACGACACCGCTCCGGTCGCCGTGATCAGCCGGGCGTCATGGCCGTCCGTGACAGCGTCGTCGGCCCGCTCGGTCACCGTGCCGAAGGTGATGCCGGTGGCGGCCACGGCCTCCGCTGTCGCCGATGCCGTGGACACGCTCACGCCGTAGCCGAGCACCGCGAAATCTCCGGCCGCCCACGTCAGCGCCGTGGAGGCCGCAGCCGAGAACCCGGTTCCGGAGGAGGTGTCCTCCCCGAAGGTGACGGCCCACCGCCAGCCGGTGCCCGCGCTGCGATCCAGCACGAGGATCCGGCCGCACACCAGCGACCCCGTGGACCCGGACGGAATCCGCGTCGACGGAGCCGCATCCGAGCCCACCAGGACCCGGGTGAAGAACGTCACCCGCCGCGGACCCGCCGCCGCCCCGAACACGCCACCGCCGCCGGAGAACGTGCCGGCCAGGTTCCATCCGGAAGGGGTGGTGGGGATGGACTCGTCGGTGTGCGCGGACACGACCTGGAGGACGGCCAGGCGCCCGGCGGTCGCCCCGGCCGGATAGGCGGGGGTGATCGTGTCGGCGTGGTTGGACAGAGCCCCGATGCCGATGAAGGAGATGGCCACTCAGCGCCCCCCGACCTTCGCCCGGAACGCCTGCCGCTGCTCGGACTCGCGGATCATCGGCTGCACGGTGCCCTTCACGGCGCCGAGGAAGGTGCCGTTGTCGAGGAACAGCTGACCCGTGAACTGGCCTCCGGCCGTGGCTGCGGCCGAGCCAGGTGGGGGGCCGCCCCAGGCGGCGCTGATCGCCGCAGCAGACATGCGGTGCCCGGCCGCCTGCACGTCCACGAGGGTCCGGTCCATCCCCTGCACCAGGCCGGCGCCGAGCTGCATGCCGACCTGGTCCCGCATGACGGCCGACGGCGACTTGATCTTCAGGGCCTTCTTGATGGCCTTGACCAGGCTCTGGCCCAACTTGTCCATCTGCTTCTGGAGAGCCTTCTCCTGCGAGATCAGGCCCTGGAGGAAACCCTTGCCGGCGTTCTTGCCCGCGTCGTACAAGGCGTCGGCCGAGGCCCGGCCGATGCTCTTGGCGAGCCCGGCACCCTTCTTCGCCAGCGAGTTGAGCTCCTTGAACTCGGAGCCGGAGGCGGTCATCAGGCGCTCGGCGAGATCGCTGCCGGGCCCCTCCTCGATGACCTGCCGCAAGAGGTCCTTGTTCAGGCCGCGCTTCCGCAGGAAGTCGACGTCCTTCTTGAAGTCGGTGGCTTCGGCCTGCCGCGCCTTCAGGTCTTTGATCAGGGCGCGGGCGTTCTTGCCGTCGCCCAGCGCCATGAACTCTTTGCTGCCGGAGGTCTGGTCCTTGGCGAACTGCCTGCCCTCGGCGATCTTCTCGCGGAGGTTGTCCCGCTTGTCCGCGAGGGACTGCAGTTTGCGACTGGTCCGCTCGACCTGTCCGGCGAGCCGCCATCCGGTCTTGCCCAGCTTCTTCAGGTCCGTGGCGAGCGCCTTGGCCGCAGATTTGATCTCGGACGCCGACTTGGTCAGCGAGCGGGAGAAGTCGCCGAAATCGCCGGGCAGTTCACGGCGGGCGTTGATGACGGACTGGGGCGTGGTCTTCTTCCGCTTGACGGTGCCGCCCTTGGCGTAGCCGACGATGCCGCCGTCCGCGAACATCGGCATCCGGGTGCCGAGACGGCCCCAGTTGTTGAGGGCCCCGATGAAGCCGGCCGGGCCGAGCCCCGTGCGCTGCCCGCCCTTACGGACCGTCTCCGGCACGAGGACGCCCTCGCCCCGGGACGCGAGGATCAGCTGATCGTCGATGCGGGGGGCGTAGCCGGGAATGTAGAGGCCGTCCGCGGCGTGGCCGACGATGCCGCCGTACGACATGCGTCCGGCGCTCACGCCCGCGATGTTCTTGCCCTTGTAGCTGTAGTACGTGGTGATCCGGACGCTCTTGTCACGCAGTCCGGCGATCGCACTGGCGAGGGCGTACACGGCGGCCTGCTGACTGCCGGTGGGCACCGTGATGGTGACCTTCTTGCCCTTGGTCCGCTTCACCTTGTAGCCGAGCCGTTCGAGCGCGGCCTCACCGGCCTTGGTCAGGGCGTCGACGGTGATCTTCTTGCCGCGGGTGTTCTTCACCTTCCGCTGCACGTTCTCCAGATCAGAGATCGCACCGTCCGTCTCCGCCTTGACCTCCGTGCCGGTCTTCGGCGGGATCTGCGCGTACCTGCCGATCAGGTCCTTGATCTGCTTTTCGGTGAACCCGGCCTGCTTCATCGTCCGCTTCAGAGCGCCGATGCTGGTCTCCAGGACGGCGTTCCCGGCCTCCACCGACCCCTTCTGGTCGGCCACCGACTGCGCGTACTCCTGTGCAGCCTTCGCCGAGTCGAGGAACGCGGTCTTCACCGCACGCCCCTTCTCCGAGGTGATGTCCAGCCCGGTGCCGTTCTCCTTCACCGCTGCGGCGAGGTCGTCGAGAGACTGCTCGAAAGCGATCTGCTGCTCGGCCGTGGTGATCGCGACGCCGTTCAGGAGGTTCAGCGCCTCGGTCAGCTTCTCGGCCGCCGTGCGCTGATCGGCCATCTCGTCGGCGGTCATGGCCGTCGCCTCGCCGAGTTCGCCTTCCGACGCGGCGGTGATTTTCGCCTGTGTGTCTGCACCCGCCAGACCGTTGGCGTAGCTCGGCAGCAGCGTCAGCAGCTTCTCCGCGGAGGTGCCGTGCTTCTCCGCCTCAGCCGCCATCCGCTTGAAGCCTTCGGCAGCCACGTCGGTGGCGCCGCTCGCCACGAGCGAGGCAAGGGCCTCGTCGAGCGCGGCAACCTTCTCCCGAGCGTCCTCCAGCCAGGGGCTGCCGTCAGCCATCGGATCGAACGTCGACAGGAAGTCCTCGAAGCGGCCGGCCACGCTGGGGTGGGCGATCCGCGCGACCGCCTCGCCGAAGCCGTCCAGATCCTTACCGAAAGCCTTGGTCAGCTCACCGCCCTTCTTGCCCTTCTGCGCCAGGTCCACCAGCGAGTTGGCGAGCTTGGTCGCGTCCGGGCCGGCGCCGCGCATCTTGTCGGCAAGGGAGTCGATGCCCCAGGCGACGGCGGTGAGGGCGCCCAGGACGAGGCCCAGCTTGCCCAGCGTCATCATCTGCGCCCGCACCACGGTCGAGGTGATGCCCAGCGCGATCAACTCGCGGCGCACCAGCATGATGCGAGGCAGCAGCAGGAGCATCGAGGCGCCCGCCAGGCCGAGGATGCCGACGAGTCCGGTCAGGAGGCCGACGGACTGCTGGAGGCCGGGCGGGAGGCTGCTGTAGGCGTTCACGAGCCGGGTGACCCACTGCACCATGTCCCGCAACGAGGAGTTCGCGGCCGTGCCCGTCTCGATGAGCGCCGACTCAAGGGCCGCCCGCAGCAGCTTGACGTCGCCGATCAGGTTGTCCATGCGCGTCATGGCGACGGCCTGCGCGTAGCCCTGATCGTTGACGGCGTCGGTGTAGGTCTGGACGCCCTCCGCGCCGTGCTTGTAGATGATGTTCGCGGCGCGGACGGCGTCCGACCCGAAGATGATGCCCATCGCACTGTTGCGGGCCTCGGGCGTCAGGCCGGCGAACGACTCCTTCATCCGCGCGGCCATCTCGTGCAGACCGACGAAGTTGCCCTGCGCGTCGTAGGCGGAGAACCCGAGCTTGTCCATCGTGGCCTGCGCCTCTTTGGACTGCGGGGTGAGCCGCTGCAGCATCACCTTGAAGCTGGTGCCGGCGTCGGAACCCTTGAGGCCCTCAGCCGCGAAAAGGGTCAGGGCGCCCACGGTGTCTTCGAGGCTGAGGCCGGTCTGGGAGGCGACCTGGCCGGCCATCCGCAGGGACAGGCCCATCTGGTGCACGTCGGTCGTGGACTTGTTCGCGGCGGCCGCGAGGACGTCGGCGACGTGCCCGACGTCCTTGCCCTTCAGCCCGAACACGGTCATCGCGTTGGCGGCGATCTCCGCGCCCTCGGCGACGTTGATCTCCGCTGCAGCCGCGAGGTTCAGGGCGCCGCGCAGCGCGCCCCCGGCGATGTCGGCGGTGGACACGCCGGCCTTGGCCAGCTCGTGCTCCGCCTCCGCCGCCTGCACGGCAGAGAACGCGGTCGTGCGGCCCATCTCCAGTGCCGCCGACCGGAGTTTGACCATCTCGGCGCCGTTGGCCTGGGTGACGGCCCGGACGTTGCTCATGGCCTTCTCGAACCGGGCCGACGCTGCGACCGCGAACCCGAACGCGGCGATCAAGCCGATCGAGGCACCCTGCACCATCTTCAGGGCGGTCCGCTGGTTCTCGCCGACCCGGACCATAGTCCGGCCGGCATCCCGCATCCGCGTGCGGATGTCGCGGGAGGTGCGGCCGGCCGTACGCGACGCCTCCCCCATGCGGGCCCGGAACGCGGTGATGTCCGCAGTGAGGATGACGGAGACGGTGCGGACAGCCACGGCTCACCCCCTGGTCAGGTTGACGTGGAGGCCGCGCATGTCGCCGCCGCTGGATTCGAACTGACCCACGGTGCGGGCCGCTGTGTGGCAGGCGTGGCAGCGCACCAATTGCGCTTTCCACGTCCCTTCGTTCTTCTTCTCCGTGGCGTCACCCCACGGCTGGCGGCAGTCCGGGCACACGTCCTGCTCGATGTGGTGCAGGGCGAGCGCCCACTCCCGGTCCTCGTCCGTCCACAGCGGTTCCCCCGGCTGCGGCCACGGACGGCCGAGGAAGATCGACCGGGGCACGCCCCAGGCGCGGGCGGTCTCTACTTCCCGCCGGTGTGGGAGGCGAGGATCGCGGAGGCGTGCAGCGCGAAAGGGACGGAGGTGCCCTCGCTGTTCACGGACCAGGCGGCGTTGATGAGTTCCTGGCGCTGCCCCAGGTTGAGCGTCTCGAACAGGGCGTCGACGTCCTCGGGCGTCATCACCGGGTCGATCGCGCACGCGGCCACCAGCGCAGGAGCGAGGGTTTCGTCGTCCCACGCCTCTTCCGGGGTCTTGCCCGGATGCTCCGCCACGAGATCGCTCCACGCCTTCGCGCCGAGCGCCCGGAACGTGAACGGGACCTCGGCGGCCGCCATTCGTTCCCGGGCGTCCTTGATCTTCTCGGCGATCTCGATGCCGGGGTTGGCCTCGGCGAGCGACTGCTGCTGCCACGACGAGGTCGCCGCCAGCTCCGCCTCCAGGCGCTCGACCTCGGCGGCCACATCCCCGGCGAGACAGATCGGCACCGTGTGCTCGCGCGGCTTCGCCTTCGCGAGGATGTCCTTGATGTCGGGCATCAGGCGACCGTCGCGTCCGTGTTCGGCTCGGCGCGCAGCTTCATCTGCGACGTGAACTTCGCGACCTCGTTCGGCGCCGGCGGAATCGAGTTCCGCTCGCCACACTCGACGGGGTAGACCTCGCACTTCTGCGCGGCGGCCCAGGCAGTGGTGTAGGCCAGGATGCGACGCACGACGAGGTAGCCGGTGGTCTGGTACGGCAGCGTGGTCCACGGCAGGTCGTCTGTGGGGTTGTCGCCCCGCTTGAACGTGACCTCCGGGGAGAAGCTACGGCGGCCGGCACGGTTGGTGGTGAACGTCGACGCGAGCGAGCTGTTGTCGACGTCGGCGGTCTCGGCCGGGATGTTCAGGCCGTCGGGGGTGATCCGCTCGGTGAAGTTGAGACCGGCGTTCAGCTCCGCGACCGTCGGCGCAGCGATGTTGGCGATCGTGGTGACCCAGTAGACCCGGGTCTTACCGTCGTTGATCACGTCGGACATGGACGTGTCCTCCTTCGGGGCATGAAAAAAGCCCCGACGAGGCGGGGCGGGCGGGCTGTGCGGGGGCGGCGGTCAGATGGACAGAGCGGCCACGGTCACGGACGTCACGCCGGAGTAGGTGACCGCCGCGAGACCCGAGTCGGACGAGTCCGCGAACGGAGTCGCCGGGATGGGGATCATCTTCTCGCCGGACGCGTCCACCGTGACGGTCAGATCCGGGTTGGCCACCGAGGCGTAGAAGTTGCCGGGCGCGGCGACCGTGACGGTGATCGGCGAGCCGCCGCCGTTCATGACGTGCAGGAACGTCGTCGGGCCGGGCCGGACCTTGTCGCCGCCGCCCGCGGCGGCGGCGTAGGTCGGGTCGGTGCCGGCGGCGACGATGGCTTGCGTGGTGAGAGTGGCCACGAGGCTCCTCCTACGAGGTGGATTTGAGGTGGTACTGGATCGGGACGTAGAACAGCGGCGGGGAGACGTCGTCGTCGCGCTGCACCGGGGGGCCGCCGAGATCCTCCGGCCGCCACGTGGTGCGGCCCGTCACCGCGACCGGCGCGTGCAGGGCCCCGCGGACCTTGTCGGCCAGCCACAGGCAGCGCTCCTCGGTCGGGGCCACGCACGTCACCTGGAACATGCAGTCGAAGTCCGTGCGGGCGTCGGCCAGTGACTCCGACACCGCTTGCCCCGGCGTGAAGTACAGGACCACGTACATGCGGTCGGCCGGGACCGGGTCGGGGGCGCGGCCCAGGCCGACCACCAGCGGTGCGGCCTCCAGCGCGGCCCTGACCGCGTCCCGGTGCGGCAGGACTGCGGGCGGGGTACTCATCCGCGCCCCATCTGGGCGCCGATCGCCGCCACGTGCAGCGTGAAAGCCGCTGCCTCCGCCGCCAGCGCCCGGGCGCCGTCCATGTGCGGCGGGTTGTTGACCGACCCGAACTCCAGCAGGTTGCCGAGCGAACCCTGCGGCCTGCCCTTGTCCGGGCCGATCTCAGCCGATGCCCCGGTCGGGTGCGGCCGCATGTCGTAGCTGATGGACGCCGGATACAGGCGCGCATGCCTGCCCGAGCTCGCCGTCGCGTTCGCCCGCCAGGCGTTCTTCACGTTCAGCGCGCCGCGCGCCACCACCGCCCGCGCCTGCACCTGCGCGCGGGCGCCGTTGGCGCGGAACACCCTCGCCAGTTCGTCCAGTTGGCGGGTGTTCGCGTTGATGCTCATGGTGACCTGTCCTCCGCGATGATCCGCCACGCCGTGGCGGTGCCGCTGTACTGCACGCCGGACACCCACAGCCGCAGTCCCGTCAGCCGCGGGTCCGGGGATGCGGTCACGTCGATGACGTCGCCCGGCCGGGGCCGTTCGCCAGTCTCGGGCAGCTCCGTGGCGAACGGGATCGTCACCTTGTACTGCCGGAGCGTGACCTCCTGCTCGCCAGCCTGGACTTCGGAGTCGGCGAGCTGCTCGACCTTCACCCGCGCCCGGCCGGTGTAGAAGGTGACCGCGGGCTGGCCGGGCACCGTCTGCCCTGAGTCCCGGTCGAACAGGTCGGGGCCCGGCCGGTAGACGCTGACGGTGTCGCGCATCAGGGCCTCGGCCTCACGGCGCCCGGCGGCGAGAGCGGCGTCGAGCGCGCTCACGACGGGGCCACCGAGAACGCGGCCCGCCGGTAGGGCCGCAGGTCTTCCTTGTGCGCCCGGGTGAGCCGGGCGCCCCCGATCGTCTCCGCCGCGAACGTGCGGCTGTAGTCGTCGATCGCGACGCTGCGGAGGTTCTCCGGGTTGGCCAGGTTCATCTTTGCGAGGTCCACGACGATCTCCACGATGTCGTCGGGAATCTCCGCGTCGCCGTGGCTGTAGGTGACCCGCACCCTGGGCGCCCACACGCCCAGCTGACGCTGGTAGGGCCAGCCCGCGATGCGGGTCAGCGCGTAGTAGGACTGGCTGCGGGTGAGTTCACTGCCGAGCCGGGTGTAGTCCCGGTTCTCGACCGCGATGACCTCGACACCCCCGGGCTCCGCCAGTTCGACGACGGTGAGCGGGTGCTCCTCGTCGACGACGAGGGGCCGCTGCGGCAGCTTCAGCACCCGCTCACCGCCGGGCAGGTCGATCGTGTCGTCCTCGACGAGCGTGATGTCCTGCCGGACGTACCGGCGTACCCGGCCCGACGCCCACCGCAGCGCCAGTTGCACGTCTGCGGCCGGCGCCGACTCCGCCAGGCTGCCGAGGTCGGCCACCGTCGCCAGCGGGGGAAGAGCCACGGCAGCCTCCCCTCAGCTCTCGGTGAGCTTGGCGAGCTGCTTCAGCAGCGTGGCGCGCGGCTTGTCGGTGGCCTGCTCGGCGGCGGCCGCCTGCTCAGCCCGCTCGGGGTCGTCGCCGACCCAGTCGAGGACCTTGCCGACCGCCGCGGTGATGTCCAGCTCGTCGGACGGCGGCGGATCACCGGGGTCGGTCGCGTCCGCGTCCGGGTCGGACTCGGGCGGGCAGTGAGGGCCGTCGCACACGTCGCCGTCGACGCACGGTTCCCGGTGCCCCGGAGTCTGGCCCGACTCGCTCTCCTCGGGGGCGTCCAGGCAGGTCACCTTGCCGGGGGCGCTCTTCAGCAGCAGGGCGGCGAGTTCACCGGTGACCTCCTGACCCTCGGCGAGCCGTACGGGGACGTGACCCTGGAACAGCTTGATGTTCTCGTTGACGCGTACGCGCACGAGATCCTCCTCTCCGGGCCCCACCCGGCCGCAGCCGGGTGGGGCGGGCGGTCAGTTCGCGGAGTGCTCCAGCATCACGGCCCGCTTGAACTGGGCCGGGTCGCCGTTGGCGAGGCTGTCGCTCGGGACGCCGTAGTCGCCGACCCACGACCAGGCGGTGGAGACGATCTGCTGCAGGCGGTCCTGCGGCGGGCGGACGATACGGGCCACGTCCACGCCCGGCGCCACGTTGATCATGGCGATCTCGGGGACGTCCGCGACGCCGGTCTCCCGGAGCAGGCCGCCGATGTCCTCGAACGGAGCGGACACGAGGGCACCCGAGCCGACGACGATCGGCCGGTGCACGGTCGTCAGGAGGTCCTCGTATCCGGTCGAGGCGGTGGTGAGGTACGGCACCTCCTCGTTGCGGACCCACACGATGCCGCCGAACACACCGAGGGCCAGGTCCCGGTAGGTCTCCGAGTCGGCGCGCCCCTGGTAGAGGTTCTGGAACTCGGTGTCCTCGAACAGCTGCGACTCGGTCACGCTGTCGATGTGGGCGACGTAGTTGCCGCCCTCGGCCGACGGGACACTCATGCGGCGCAGCCGGGCGACCGCGGCCCGGAAGTGCGAGAACTTGATCAGGTCGCCGGCGCCGAGGTCGAAGGCGCTGTCGTTGGACGTGCCCGCGCGCACCGAGTACGGGGCCTGCGCGGAGACGACCGAGTCACCGAGCACGTCGGCCCGGGCGGTGCCCAGGGTCAGGGTGCCCGTGACGGTGTCGACGCCGGTGACGGTGTTGGCGACGCCCTCGATGCTGACGGTCAGCGGGTTCGACGCGGACACCGCGGTCGGAACGCCGTTGACGATCTTGTGGGTGAAGCCGTCGACGCTCGCGACCACGATCGACGTGTCCGACGAGCCCGCCGTGCGGCAGTAGGTGCGGCCGCCTGCGTACCCCCGGTACAGCTTGTTCCGGGCCAGCCGGTTGATGGTCTGGCCGGCGTGGATGCCGAGCCTGGACACGTCGTTGAGGAACTTGCTCGCGAGCGTCATGCGGCTCTGGAGCATGTTGGTCTCCACCGCCTTGCCGTACTGGTCCATCACGACTTCCCACTGCTCGATGTCGTAGGTGCCGGTGCTGGCGTCGGAGCCGGTGATGGCGGTCGGGTCCGGCGTCATGAGCCCGTTGCGGGTCATGATCCGGCGGTCGCCGAGGCCGCCCTGCCACGGCTCCGGGTCGGCGATCTGCGGGAACAGCAGCTCGGGCCGCAGGGACTCGTGGAACATCCGGTCCAGGAGCCCGTCCTGCATGATCGCGCGGATCGCCGCCGGCAGGGTGGACCGGACGTCGTGACGGCCGAGGTCGAACCACGGCCGCGCGGCCGCGCGGGCCTTGGCCGCCGGGGACGGGATGAGCGTGCGGAGGCCGTCGTGCCGGTCGAGCCGGAACCACGACCGGCGAGCGGTCAGGGTCATGTCTACTCCTGTGTGATCTCGACGGACACGAGGTCCGGGTGTTGTGCTGCGACCTGCTCCAGGCCGAGCAGCGCGGTCTGTGTGATGGCCGACACCGCTGCGCAGACCCGCCCGTCCTCGACGTGGCCTTCGTGACCGTCGACCTCGATCGAGGTGCGACCGTCCGTCAGCCGGGCACGGATACGGATCACGTCAGCGGCGCAGCTTCACGCCGTACTTGGCCAGTTCGGCGTCGACGGCGGATCGGTCGGCGGTGCGCCAGTCGGCGGGCGGCGGGTCCTTGCGCGGCCCCTGGCTGGGGTCGGGCTTCGGCTGCTTCGGATCCTTCGGATCGGCGGCAGCCTGCTTCTTCAGGTGCGGCTTGCGTTCCAGCAGCTCAGCGAGGTCGGAGGCGATGCCTGCCGTGTCGATCTCGCCGTCGGCGTCGGCGTACGCGGCCAGGTCGAGGAACGCGACCGCGTCGTCGGGGTCGGCGAACTCTGCGGCTGCGGCCTTGACCTCCGCACGCACGGCGCGGGCCGTCGCGGCTTCCGCGCGCTTCGCCGCGGCCTCCGCCGGGCTGGTCGCCTTGTCCAGCTCGGACTTGTCGCGGTCCTCGTACTCCTGAACCTTCGCCTGGGCGTCGGCGGCGGCCTTCTTCGCGGCGGCGAGTTCCTTCTTCGCGGCCTGCTTCTCGGCCCGCTCCTTCTGGAGCGCGCGCTTCCCGGCGTCGCCGAGCCCGTCATCCGGGTCCTTCGGATCGGCCGGGTCCGGGTCGCCCTCGGGGTCCTTCGGGTCGGCCGGGTCCGCCGGATCCTTGGGATCGGCCGGGTCGGGGTCGTCGTGGCGGGTGATGCTGAACCAGTCCACACCGCCTCGGGCAGCGGGCAGCCAGCGGTTACGCAGATACATCAGGTGGGTCTCCCGTCGCGGGATCGGTGAGCAGCCGCGCATCGCGCGCGGACAGAGCGAGGCTTCTCAGCCGTCGATGTAGCCGAAGCGCCGCAGCATGCGGATCGCTTCGTCCCGGCTCTCGGCGAGCCGGAAGATCTCCTCCGGCATGAGCCGGGGGGTCCGAAGGCGGAACTGGCGGCCGATGTCGGCCGGGACCTGCCCGCGCCTGATGGCGCGGGTCCGCTCCGAGCGGTAAAACGCGCCCCGCGTCGTGGTGCCCTCGCGGGTCGCCCTGACCCTGCGGCCGAAGGCGGACGCCGTGTACATGCCGCGGCGGGCGTTCACGACCGAGGTGATGTCCGCGCCCGCCCGGATCGCGCGAGCCCCGGCGATCGTGAAGATGCGGTCCTGCTCGCGCCGGGACAGCGAACCGAAGTACGTCTGTGCGTCGACGAAGCCACGCGGCCCGCCCCGGCCGACGGTGGGCGCCATCTCCCGGCGCTCCAGGAAGCCGCGCCGCAGGCTGGATCGGGCGATCAGGGTGGCCGGCATATGGATGCAGTCGCACCGCGGGTGCCGCTGAAAGCCCGCGTTCCACCCGAATTCCTTGCCGGACAGGATGGCGCAGCGGGCGCAGCACGGGGCGGCGGCGATGCGGATGTAGCCCTGGATCGTGCGCCGTCCCGCGATGCCCGCGCCGACCGCCGTACGGCCGGCGTCGGCGACCTGGGTGGCGGCCATCTTCAGGAGCTGGTTCAGGCCCCGCATCATCGCTTCGACGTCGTCCAGGCCGGCGCCGATGGCCTGCTTGGTGGAGATGACCGGCAGGTACAGCAGCGACTCAAGCGACCGGCCGTCGGAGGCGTGCCCGGCGAATGCTGCCGCCCGCAGACGCGTGCCGTCGGGTTCGCTGCCGTCGGCGGCCTCGATGGCGTTCAGGTACGGGTCGGCCTGGTTGGCCGCCGTCAACTGGCCGACGGCGACGGCCTCGACGATCCGCGGCCCCACCAGGGCCTCCCAGGAGCCGGTCAGGTCCCGGCGATCCAGCTCCCGCCACAGGTCCTGGACACGGTCGGCCGTACGGCGCGCGAGCCGGGCCTGCGCCACGTAGTACGCCTCCGCCAGCTGCACCGCGGACAGGCGCTCGGGCGCTGTCGTCACGCGGCGTCCGCCGGCTCGGGCAGCGTCTCGTCCTCGTCGTCCACGCCCGGCTTCGGCCCGGCCTGCAGAGCGGCCAGGTCCCCGGCGAGGACCCGGGCCATGGCGTCCTCGGCGGCCTCACGGTCCTGCTCCTCCATGCGCGCGATCTGCGCCTGCGAGTAGCCGAGATCCTCGCGGGTCTGCCGAAGCGGCACGATCTTCGCCGAGTACTTCTTCACCGCGGCATCCGCCGCCTGCGCGACGGTGGGGGTGGAGGCGTCCCGCCACACCGTCTCCAGGCTCATCACCCGCGGGTCCCACTCGCCGTCGCGGATCCGCAGCGCGAGCCGCATCACCTGCTCCCACGCCTCGCCCCACTCGCGCTGGCGCCGCTCGGCCCGCTTCACGAGCCTCGACTCCGAGGACCGGATGGCGTCGGCGCTGGCCGGGTTCTGGCTGGTGTAGCCGAGGAAGTGAGGCGGCAGACCGGCCAGGCTGGCGACAAGCTGCGCGAGCTGGTTGATCGTGTCGTGGAAGTTCTTCAGCTGCGCCTCGGGGAACTGGATGACGTCCGCGCCGCCGTCCTCGCCCGAGCCGCGCCGACGTTCCGTCGCCCACACCCGGCCGATGATCCGAGAGAACGCCGAGACCTTCCGGCCCTGCTCGTCCTGGAAGTCGTCCTCACCGAATCCGAACGCGACGCGGCGCGGGGTGGCGTGGTATTCCGCGCTGACCATCATGTCGGTGGCGATCTTGCAGGCGGCATCCGACAGCGGGATCACGGCCTTCAGCTCACTGACCCCGCCCGGCTTCTTCAGGCGGGCCCGGTTCGCGAGCGGCACCACCGGCACCTCGCCGAGCCCGTGGTCGTCGCGCGTGGGCTCACCCTCGTCGCCGGTGTCCTCGGCCCACACGCCGGAACGGTCCTTCGTCCACCACGACGTCGCCCCCGGCAGGTACAGCGTCGCGTGCTCGATCGGCGAGGCGCCCTCTTCCTCCTCGCACCAGCGCTTCACCGCCGCAGCCACAGCCCCGGTGCGGGGGTCGTGCTCCGCGTACACATCGAGCGGCGACTCCACCGTGATCAGCGGCGTCTTCGGGTCGTCCTCGCGGGCGCCGACGATGACGTACGCCCGGCGCATCACCAGCCCGTCCAAGTGCCCCTGGTGGGACCTGGAGTCCAGCCGGTTCGCCTGCCAGATCCGCCACAACTCCTCGTCGGCCTGCGCCTCGTCCGGGAAGCGGAAGCCCTCGACGTCCAGGCGCTCCTCAAGGCTGTCGGCGACCAGGAGCGGCCAGTTCACGACGACCTGCCGGATCCGCTCGTCCATCTCCGCTTCAAGCTCCGGCGCCAGGTAGGACAGCGGCTGCTCGCCCTCGTAGTACGAGTCCAGCAGCGTCAGTTCCGGCTTCTCCCGGTCATGGCACTGGATCAGGTGCTTCAGCCACTGCTGCTCGGTGCGCGCCACGGCTCACCTCGCCCTCATCGCATGATCACCATCTTGGACTTCTTCTTCGGGCGCCCCTGGCCAGCCTTGATGGCGTCGGACCGGGCCTCCCACGACAGGTCCCCGGCCATCGCGCCGTCCATCTTGAACGGGGAGTCGTGGCGCTCTTTCTCGATCACCCACAGCGGCTGACCGTCCTCGTCGAGCATCTTCAGCACCCGCTTGCGGGCGTTGGCGATGTGCCGGGCGAAGGTCTCGTCACCGTTGTGGCTGACGTCGCCGGCCTTCATCGCCCGGTGGTAGGCGCGCACGCTGTAGGCCATGGCCTTCGGCCGGTTCGTCCACCACTCGGTGACCCGCTTCTCCCCCCACCGGCCCTTCCAGCGGACGACCATGCCGTCCCAGTACGGCGGGTCCGCGTACACGCGGATGACGTGAAACCGGTCGAAGGCTTCGACCAGGGCGTCATCGACCTCGTCCTCGGGGCACTCCCACTCGGTCTCGCCGGGCGGGCACTCCCAGATGCCCAGCGGCCACTGGAAGCCGGTCTCGATGTGCGTGGCGATCAGAGCGGTCGCGTCGCGGAACTGGGCACCGTCGAAGCCGACGGCGATGGGGTCCCCGTCCGGCACCACGAAGTCCGGCCGCGCCAGCTCGTCGCGCCACCGCCGCACGTCGAACGCCTGCCGTCCGGCCTGCACCCGCCGGTTGAGCCAGACCCGCTCGTAGTACGAGCGGTCGGTGTCCGGGTGGTTGTAGAGCGAGGCGACGTAGTCGACCTGCCCCTCGAAGTCCGGCCATGAGGCGATCGCCGGGCCGGACGCTTCGCGGATGGCCGCCCGCAGCTGCTCGTCATCGGACAAGTCCTCGCCCTCGCGAGGGGTGGCCTCACGGTGGAAGAAGCACAGGGCCCGGTCCTTGACCTTCTCCTCCGCGACCAGCTCCGCGTACTCGTGCGTCCCCTCCGCCACCGACCCCTCGCCCGGGGTGTAGGTGGTGGTCGTCTCCAGGCTCCACGGGTCCGCGAGCATGCGCTTGGGGATGTTCGCGAGCATCGTCTGATGCGCCTCGCGCAGCCGCGGCAGCACGAACCGGTGGGTCTCGTCGAAGTGCTGGAACGTCGTACGGGCGCCGTCGCGCGAGTCCGGCGAGGAGGCGAGGGCCTGTGCCTTGCCGTCGCCGCCGATCCGCATGATGCGTTCCAGGCCCGAGTCGAACAGGTCCGCGTCCGGGCCCTCGGTGCACATCACGTACAGCGCGCCGTACGCCAGGTCCGAGGTCTGCTCTTCGGTGTACGCCACCATCGGGATGTACGGGTCCCGCACCGGCCGCCCCACCGGCCGGCCCTTCGAGTCGAACCCGTCGCATCGCACCGGCGCCTCGACATGCAGCTCTGCGTACGCCACCGCGGCGGCCAGCTCTGTCTTCGCCGTGCCCTTGCGGACGCTGAGCCCGACCCGCTTGAAGCGGCGCCGCCCGGCCCGCGGATGGTTCTGCGGGTACACCTCGTACCAGCGGTAGATCAGCGCCCGCTTCTCGGCGTCGAGCTGGTAGTCGTCGCCGCGCAGGTCGCCGGGGCCGTGGACGCACCGCTCTTCGAGGAACTCGCAGACCTGGGGTCCGAGGGTGGGCCAGGGTTCGGCGTCCGGCGCGGGGACGTGCAGGACGCCCACGGCCTACACCGCGTGCAGCGTGGCCCGCGGGTCCTGCGGAGGTTCGCCCCGGCCGCCGGCCGCCTGGGCGGTGCGGCGTCGGCGGGTCCGCTCGGAGGCGTCCTCGCCCCGCTCGATCTCCCACTGAAGACGGCGGCGGTCGATCGGGGTCAGTCCGAAGCACTGCCGCTGCAGCCGGATCTCCGACGCCAGGGACGCCGACGGCTCACGCCAGAAGTTGTCCACCAGCACGGCCAGCATGATCAGGCCGTGCACGTCGACCCGGCCGTCGACGAACTCGCTCGCCATGGGAGACGCCCACACGTCTTCCCACCAGAGCCGGGTCTGCCTGAGCCAGCGGCGGCCGCCGGGGAGCTTCGGCACGGGGAAGTCGTCCGGGACGCCGGACAGCCGGCGCGCGGTGGTCGCCTTGTTGCGGCGCTGGCGGGTCTTCGAGTCCTTCGGAATCTGAGGCATGCGATGCCCCCTTCAAGTGCCAGAACGGCACGTCAGCCGGGCCATCGCGGCACCGGACACGGTATGACGCACGGTCACGGGACCGGCGTCGCGCCGGGCCTGGGATCCGTACAGACTGGAATCGCCCTCCCCGGCGGTCCGGCAGGAGATCGCCACGGAGGGTATCCCCCCAGGTCAGAGGCTTGCCGGTGGAGCTCCGGGGAGATCGACAGCCGGGCAGATCATGAGAAAGCCCAGGTCAGGGGCTTGCCGTGGTCCTGGGTGCGGCGGCCGGCTGCGCCGGCCAGCCTGGCCGACCACGCTTGGTGACACTGGGTGGGGGGCGTCGACGAGATCGATCACCGCAGTGTCCTCGTCGTTGATCACGAGTGCTGGTGATCAAGCTCGGTGGTGTCGATCTCGTCGGTGCTCGATAGCTCGTGCTCTGTGGTGACCGAGTAGCCGAACGGTGCGGCCGGCTTGGGCTTGGGCTCGGGGCCTGAGATGAGCAGGCGCAGCGCGGTGGCCTCGGCTCGGGCGAGAGCCTTGGCCGAGTGGCCCTTGATCCTGATCTCGACGGTGCGTTCGCCGTTCGTGACCGTGATCTGCATCGGCTCATGCTCCTGGTCGGGGTGCCTGGCTCATAGCCATCGCACGGCTGCTGCGTTGATGGCGAGATGCAGTGTGTTGTCGGCAATGATCATCAGCCAGGTGGTGAGCCATGCGGGCTGGCTGCGGTGGTAGCCGGTTGCCGAGCACTCGGACCAGGGGTGCCGGTGGGAGGGTGGGGCCAGCTGGTTCTTCACCCAGACCAGGTACCGGGCGAGTCGGTAGCGGTCGATCACGGCGTGCGTGCCGACGATGACCGCGAGCGCGGCTGGGGACTGGGTGACGAGCAGGTACGGAAGGCCGTACGTGAGTGCGTGGGCCCACGCCGGCCACCAGCGTTTCGTCTTCTCGCTGGCCATCCAGTGTGATTGGAGGAGGTAGTCGCCGACCAGGTGGGCGAGCAGCACGCCAATCACTGATGGTCCGGGAACTCGATGACGTACCGCCCGGAGGTGGGCTGAGCGAGGGTGCCGGGCTCTTCGCTGTCTTCCCAACGCAGGCGGATGACGTGGTCGTTCATCGTGATGTGCCCGTCACTGTAGTCGCGCACGATCACACCGGTCCGGGCGGACGTCTCGGTGAGGCTGTCGAGCGCGTCGGCGAGAGTGCGAAGATCGGCAGCGCTGAAGAGTGCGCTCACTGGTTCCACCCTCCGGGCTGATGCTGGGCGGTCTCGCTGGAGTGGCAGGGCCCGCACAGGCCGCGGCCGTGCACCGGGTCGTTGGGGTCGAGGCCGCGGGCGACGAGTTCGCGCCGGTCGAGGGGCCAGTGGTCAGCGTGCTTGGAGGGCTTACGGCATGGCGCGACGTGGCCGTGGGTGGTGTCGGTGCATACGCAGGTGGGGTGCTTGGCGAGGACTCCGGGCCGGAACTCGGTCTCGTGCTGGCGGCCGTAGCCGCGCTGCCGGGCGGTGCCGCGCTTGGCTTCGGCTTCGCGCCGGTGCTCGTCGCATCGGCCGGCCTGGGTGAACTCGGGGCAGCCGGGGACGCTGCAAACGCGCCATCCCGTTCGCCTGCCCATGGCGCCCCCGTCCCGCTACGGTGTCGGCTATCGCCTTATGGGGGGTCAGATGAGAACCGATGCGGCTTTCGGTGTGTTCGTGGTGGGCCTGGCGCTGTTCATGCTGGGTGTGTGGATGCGGTTCGCGCCAGCGCCGATGGTGCTGGGTGGTCTGATGATGTTGGGCACGGTGGCGGCGACGGCGCGGCAGCGGCGTACGGGGCCGGCTCCGGAGGTGACGTTCCGGCCTGGTGGTGATGGCCGGCCGTGGCGCCGCTAGATGACGTTGAGGTAGCCGGACAGGCGGACGATGGTCTCGGAGCCGGGCGGGTCGAAGGACACCCAGACGCGGTAGTCGCCGGGGGTGAGGGTGGTCTCGCCGCCGTCGGGTCCGATGAGGAGCACGGCCTCGTTGTCGCTGTTCCAGGCTCCGGTCTTCCAGTCCGCGACCGTGGGGTTGCTGCGGTTGTGGACGGGCAGGATGGCGAGCCTGGGCGGACTGCCCGTGATGTCGACATTCTCGGGTGCGGTGACGGGGACGTGCAGGTTTTCCGTGGACGTGGAAGGGATCAGCACGGTGCGTCGACCTCCCACCGTCCGGGTTGCGGTGCGCTGGCCGAGTAGAGCGCGCCGTGCGGCGTTCCGACGGTGAAGTCGGCGTCAGCGTCTGGGCTGGCTGTGACGAGAGGCCGCGCGGTGCTGGTCTCGACGGCCGGGCCGAGGGTGGCGCTCTTGGAGCCCGTCAGGGGCTGGGCTGCCTCTACGGAGGTGGCTGGGCCGAGGCTGCGGCTCTTCGCGGCCGCGATGGGCTGCGCGGTCTCGGTGGCTGCTGCGGCGGGCAGCGGCGCCGCCTTGGTGCCGACCAGGGCCTGGGCCGTCTCGGTCTGTGCTGCGACACCCAGGGCCGTGGTCTTCGTGCCGGTGAGGGGCTGCGCGGTCTCGGTGGATTCTGCGGGGGTGAGGTTCGCGCCGGCGGTCACGTCCGCGGCGGCGAAGTCATCGAAGCGGAGAGCGCCGGCGGACTCCGAGCGGATGCCGACGCTGGTGCCCGTGGTGACGCTGGTGTCGGTGACGGAGACCCGTTCGATGCCGTTGACGTAGCCCTTGATGGTCGATCCGACTGCCTGCACCTTCGCCACGTCGCCCGGCGCGGCGGCGGCCGTGTAGGTGCCGATGACGGTGAAGCTACCGCCGACGACGCTGAACAGGGCCCACTCCGAGCCGTCGTTGCGCCACAGGTAGCCGCTGGAGATGTTGGAGTTGCCGCGGCACCATACGCCCTGGCTGGCGGCGACCGTGGCGGCGATGGTGACTTGCGCGGAGTGGTCACTGCTGTCCATGGTGCCTGCGGCCCGCAGGATGATCGTGCCGCCTGCTGCGCCTGGGGAGAGCTGGGCGGAGACGATAGACCAGTCCCCGGACACTTCGACCCACCCGGCGCCCAGGTCGCTGGTGTTGCCGCGGTCGAAGTCGTCGCTGAAGCTGGCCACGGCTAGGCGGCGGAGCTGGCCCGGAGGAGATCGGCGATGGTCAGGGTGAACGTGTTGCCGTCCGGCGTCCAGCTGAGGTCGTGCTTGGTCAGCGGAATCAGGTCGGCGTCCGTGCCCGTGGTCGTGTCCGGGTCGTAGCAGACGACGACCGCGCCGACCGGGTTTCCCGTCGGCGACGTGTACACGACGTCAGCGGCGTCGATGTCGACACGGTCGTTGGTGTCGTTGACCGTCACCGTCACCCCGGAGAGGGTTTTCCGGGTCACCGTCGTCTGCTCGTTCGACGCACCGGCGAGGATGTCGGCGAGGGTGTCGTAGTCGCGCATCGTCGCGTCCGTGACGAGTCCGGACGCCTCCAGCGCCACGAGGACCAGGGCGTCGGTCGCGGCGGGCAAGCTGGCGTATTGGGCGATGCGCCCGAGAGCGACGTTGAAGACGATGTTCGCCATCGCGGAATCCCTCCCAGAAGGTTGAAGTTGCGGTGCAGCTCAATCCGGGGTGGTCCGTGCAGCAGAACGCCCGGCATTGTCCGGCCGGGCTGCGGAGGCACTACGTGCACCATGACACAGAATGAGCGGCACGGAGCTAGCAGTCAAGCGCTAGCAGGTCAAGACTCCCCGGTCAGGCCGTTGCTGTAGGGCGCGCGGCGTCGCCGATGTCCGCGAGGTCCCACAGAGCGAGCGGCTGGCCACGCGAAGGGTTGGGGCGGAAGCCGGCCGCCGCCAGGCCCCGGCGGCGCGCCCAGTCCCGGAACTGCTTCGCCGTCTTGCCCAGGCTGTAGGCGGCCTGTTCGGTGGTGACAAGGGGCCGGCCGTCACGTCCAGAGTGTGCAGTGGTCACGCGTCCATTGTCGGTGGTTCTGGATCGCCGATGGGGGTCTCTTCCTGCGCAGGGTCGTTGGCGGCTCCAGTCCAGTTCCGGCTTTCGACCTTCCTTCGCCGATTGAGGGATGCCTGCCAGTTCATCTCCGCGTCGGCGTCCATCATGGCGTGGATGCCATCAGCGCGGGCAGCTCGTAGAGCTGATTCGATGACGAACTGTCGAGACCATTCGTACTCCTCCGCTGTGATCGTCTTGTAAGACTCGGCCACGGTGTAGCTCTGCGACCCGTCCATGTATCCGTGGACGTGAGGAACACGCGCGTGGAACCGGAGGTACTTCGGGAGGTCGATCCCCAGACTCACAACCCGAAGCGCCGTCTGCATTTCCTGGACGATTTCCATCGTCTTAGCCAGTGACGCTTCCGTGCTCTGGCCGAGTCCATGCTTAGGCTTGTCGTAGGCGGCGATTCTCTCTCCGAACGCGAAGGGGGAGGGAACGCGTCCGTGGGTGCCCTCCCTGGCGTAGTGATCCAGCAGAGCCTCCATGCCGAGATGCAGTCCTGCCGCCGCGTGCATGTAGTCACCAATGTCAGCGTGCGTCTGTGCCTCACGTAGCAGCAGGGCCACTTCGCTTTGCGAGACAAGGTCCACCATGTCGATGGACTCGAAGTCCACGCCGAACACCTTCGGTGTGACCGTGGTGAAGAAGTCCGCCACGGCCTGTCGGGCTTGCTCGATCTGGTGGCTCGACGGGAAGCTACCGTTGTGCTTCAGCGCCACGCGCCAGTCGTTGAGGCGCTTCATGACGGCCTTGCTCGGAAGCTCGAACTTCTCCTTGATCACTTCCCAATACTGGATGAAGTCCGGGGCTTTCCTGACGTCCACTTCGAGTTGCTCCACGATCAGGCCGAGGAAATTCTCGACTGCGTCGTGGAAGGACGTAAGTGCTCGCGCAGACAGAACGGAAGGTTGCTGGCTTTGTTCGATCCCCTCGTTGTAGAGGTACCGGATGTACGCGAGTCGCTGTACGGCGAGTGGAGTGAGCGGCGGTGTCACTGCATCTCCTGAGGTTCGAAGGACACTTGGGATTCCTCGGAAGTGACTGCTGCGGGTGCAGCAACTCCGGGTACCGTCGGCGTCCCCGTACGCCCGAATCCTGCGGGCGTACGGGGACGGCGCGGCTAGTTGAGCACGGCGCCGATGGCGATGCCGGCCAGGCTGATGGCCAGAACCGGCAGCCCGAGCGCGGCGGCGTGCTGCTTGGCGACCTTGCTCAGGTACACCTGCCCGGCCACGGCCGCGACCATGAGGACGACGGTCTGCTGCTTCTTCGACATGTCTTCACCTCCCTTCTCCGCCAGCATCGCACTCGCCACTGACAACGCCCCTTGCATCAGGGCCCGTTGGCGCAGGTGTTCGAGTGGTGCTCGCCGTGCGCGTCAGCTCTGGTCGGCCTCCCACAGGGTGCGGAATGCCTCGGCCTCGACGGGCTGTACTTCTTCGTCGTCGAGGAGCCAGACGTGGCGGCCGTCGACGTAGCGGTTGGCGAAGTTCGTCGCGACTCCACCCACGTTGATCTGGTCGATCTCCTTGACGAGGCGGCCGTCGCAGAACGTCTCACGCCGGATCACGGGCGCCACACCTCGCGGTAGCCGGGCCGGTCCGCGTACACCGTAGCGAGCAGGCGCTGAGTCGGGCAGGGATAGACCTGCTCGACGTCTCCGTTATCGCAGGTGGTGCAAACCCAGCCGTTGAGTGCGTGCTCGGTGAGGATCCGCCGCTTGGCCTCGACCTCCCGCAACACCCGCGCCGGATCATGCCGGACGATGTGCTCGGCGACGCCCGCCCAGTTGGCGGAGGCGCACTCCTCCGCCCGGTCGCCTTCCGTAGCGACGATGACGCCGGTCTCGCCGATCTGACGGAAGCTATCGCCTGCCTTCCGCGCGGTCCGTTCGTCCTCGTCGAGCTGGGCGCTCAGCCACTGCGCCAGGTCGTCCATCACGGGCTCATCCTCTCGCTGCTGCGGAACTCCTCGCAGAACTGAGTGATGGTGCAGGCCGGGGTGTCGAGGTAGCTGCCGTGGACGCACCGTTCCCGGTTGTACTCCGGGTCCTCCTGCCGCCGGGGTGCGCGGCGGATGTCGGCACCGGCGCGTTTGTGCCAGCCGGTGGGCTCATCCTGGGTGTCGGGCTCGAACACGGCGGCCGCTGCGACCAGGGCAGCCATGCCCCGGTAGCACCAGCCGAACGCCGCGCACCCGGAGGTGTCGTCGTCGTACACGCAGACGAGCCGGTGGTTGGCGAGCATGCGGACGGCGATCCATCGGCAGTCGGCTTCGCGGGCGATGACCAGGCCGCGCCACAGCGGATCGGTCTCCGGGTTGTCGATGAGCTTCACGGGGACCTCTCCTGGTTGCGGGCGCGCTCGTAGCGTTGGCGGGCGGCGATGAACGCCTCGTCGGTGCCGCCACGGTCAGGGTGCGCGTGGGCCATCTCGGCGCGCAGGGTGGCGAGGTCCGGCGTGGCCGGCTGTTCGAGCTCGGGCGGGTTCAGGTACAGGTGGAAGTCGGGCGCCCACCAGCCGCCAGCGCCGTGGTTGTAGATCTCCCCGTCGGCTTCGATCTGCTGCCGGTTGACGTAGCCGATCTCGATGTCGCCCGGGATGCGTTCGCGGCGCACGTAGTAGATCCGCTTCGGGGTCTTCTTCGTGATCCGAAACTGGACGACGCGGGGCGGCTCGTAGAACCGGGAGTCGTCGGCCACGCTGCTGTCGATGCCGTACAGGTACTCGACGGTGGCGGGCTCACTCGGCATCGGTTATCCGCTGGTCGTGGTCGGCGCACTCGCACGGGCAGTTGTGGCTTCGCTCGCACGGGCATGGCTCGCAGCAGTAGTGCTGACCGCAGTCCGAGCAGCGCGAGCGGTTGCAGTCCTCGCAGGGGTGGCTCACCGGTTCGCTCCCTCGCACGAGGACCAGCAGGAGGTGTTGTGCCGGGCGCAGTAGCCGTCGTAGACGAACCAGCGCCAGCACGGCAGCCGCAGGCCGTGGGAGCGGTGGCCGCAGTAGCGCCAGTGGTAGCCGCCGACGACGGCCGTACGGCGGTGGCGGCCGAACAGGACAAGGTGAGGGCCGACCGCCGACCAGGCGAGCAGCAGTGCCCTGACGGCGGCGAGCAGGTACAGCCGCGGGCGGGCCGGGCCGAGGACGCGGGCGGTCACCGGCCCGGCTCCTGGGGCAGCGGGCGACGCCAGTACGACTCTTCGGTGTGGTCCCACCTCTCCCAGCCGTCCCGGCCTGCGTCGGTGTTGCGCTCCCAGGTGGGGTCGGGGTCGCCGTTGTCGTCGGCCGGCGGGACCCCGGCGTTGTCCCACTGCTTTCGGGGGCCTTCGGTGGTGCGGTACTCGTACGCAGGGTGCGCGAACCGCGCGTGCAGCTCGGCGTCGGTGAGCTGCACCAGAACTCCCGAGCCAGGCTCCTCGCTGGCGGTCTGCGTGATCTCCACCGGCACGTAGCCGATGCCGAGCCGGACCGCGATGCACAGCCGGTGGTGGCCATCCCACAGCCGGCCGTCCGAGCCGATCAGCACCGGCATCGTGATGCCGTTCGCGCGGATCTGCTCCTCCAGCCTGTCCAGGTAGCCCGTTTCGGCGTGGCGGCGGGCGAGGTCGGCCCACTCTTCTTCCCACGTCCAGTCCTGGGAGCCGCAGCACACCTCGGTGAGGACCCGTTGGAGGGGCCAGACCTGAAGCTCGACGCGCGTCTCGGGTTGCGGTGTCTCAGGGGCCCGGTCTGCGGGCGCGGGCAACACCGACAGCACCGCGTCGGCGAGGGTGCCGAACTCGGCGTCATCCAGTTCCTCGACGCTCCGACCTGACCCGGTCTCGTCGAGGAACTGGCGGGCGATGGCAAGCCGGATGCGGTTCCTCAGCGCGGCCCGGTCTGCGGCAGGCACGACAGTCGGGGCGCCCTCCAGCACCACCCCCCGCTCGAACCCGCCACGCGCCGACAGCTTCGCCACCCGCGCCCGCTCAACATCAGCAACCTCGAAGTCGTGAACAGCCGCCAGAGCACGCACAACCTCCAGCACATCAGCGAGCTCCTCGACGAGGTGCTGGCCGTCGGCCGCTGCCGCCTCGGCGGATTCCTCGACCAGCTTGCGGCGCAGCAGACCCGGCATCTCCTGCGCGGCTACGGTTCGGACGGTGAGGTGCTGGCCGTCGGCGGCTGCAAGGGCGGGGATGAGGTCACGGATCAGTTTCTCGGTCACCTGATTGCTGCTCGGAGAGGCCGGCCACTCCAAGCGCGGTCCGGCGGCAGCTGCTCGCGAGCGGGAGGCTTCGGCGATGGTTCTGCCGACGGCGGAGAAGGTGAGCGGGTACGCAAGGCGGCTGGCGGGCGGTTCGATGCTGCGGAGCTGGCCGAAGGCGGCTTGGAGTGCGCTCGTGTCCGCATGGATGGTGACCACCTGCCGCGGGTGATGGCGCTCCAACTGCGCGAGGGCCCGGTCGACGTCCGGGTACAGGCGGTGCCCCATGGCGTTCACTCGTCCTCGTCGTCGGCGGTCGGCGCCTGGTCGCGGAAGGCTCCCTCGGCCCTCTGCACGATCAGTTCCAGCAGCGGGCCCACGGTCGGCTGCAGCTCCAGGACGGGCCAGTTGGCCGACCCGTAGCTGTTGTGCAGCCACTGCCGGGCGAGCACCTCGTACGAGCCGCCCCGCCGCTTGATCGTGTCCCACAGGTGGATCAGGTCCCCGATGGCGGGCGGGTGCGGCGTGTGCAGCTTGCCGTCAGCGTGAGGGCTGCCGATGTTGACCGGTTCGTAGTGGAACTGGCCGTCTCCGGCCGGGGTACGGATGTAGAAGCTGCACACGACGGGCTTCATCGGGTCGGGCCTTTCGCTGGCGCTGGCTTGATGGCGTTGAGGAAGCGGTTGGTGGCGTCGACGACGTTGCCCGTCAGGGTGTCCCTCTTGGGGTCGGCGAACGCGAGGTAGTGGACCTTCGGTTCGGCGGCGTCCGGCCTGAACTCGTCGATGCGGTTGCTGCTGGCCATGTAGCGTCCGCCGTCGGCGTCCACGGCGTTGATGCAACGCTGCTCGACCCGGCCGGGGATGTGCTCGAAGCGGGGCGTCGATCCGCCGGCGTTGCGGCGGCGGGCGGCCTCGCGGGCAGCGGGGTGGTCTGCGTCCCCGCTGATCGCGTACGCCTCGTACCGGAATGCGGCGCCGATCAGCGGCCCGACGTCGGGCGTCACGAAGACGTGCGAGCCGTCCGGGCGCCGGGGCAGTCTCAGCGCCATGTCGGCGATCACGACCACCGCAGTGGGCGGGTGGCCGAAGGTCGTCCACACCTGCTCCGGAACCGGTACCTGGATCATGCGTACACCGGGCCCGTGAACCTGGTGGATGGTGAACAACGCGGGCAGTTCGTCCCACTCGCTACGCGAGCGGAGATGGGCGGCGAGTTCACTCCTGACCGCCTCCACGGCCTTCGGTGCAATCACGGGCGGCTCTCCTCCTCGCGGTGCGGGGCGATGTTGCAGGTGAGGATGCGCGGGGCAACGCCGTCCGGGATGCGGCCGGAGGCCCACGCGTTGCGGTAGGTGCCAGCGACGATGCTGACGGCGGTGGCGATGGCGTCCCAGGAGGTCATGCCGGTGCGGGTCATGGTGGCGAGGTCGGCGCGCAGCTGGTCGTCGAGGTCGACGGTGAGCCGGTCCGCGTCGGCCGGCGCGGCCGGTGGCGCATCCGGCGCACTGGCTGGCGCACCGCCCGGGGCGCTGGGTGGCGCGTCCGGCGCAGAGGTCGCCTCGGGGGCTGCCGGGTCAGGCTGGGTCTGGCGCTGCGCCGTCGCATTGGCGTCGATGTCGCGGAGGATCGTGTCCTTCCCGACCCCGAGCCGAGCTGCGATGTTGCGGGCGCTGATGCCCGGCTCCCGGCGCACGAGTTCGGCGACCATGGCGCGGCGGGCCGCGATCGTGAGTGGCGCAGGCATGTTCACCGGCTCACTCCGACCGGCATCTTGGCGCGCGACGGCGCATCGGCGGGGCACCAGTCGCCGCCGGTGTCGCTGCGCCAGCCGTGTCTGGCGCGCGCCACTCGGCGCGCGTGGTCCGCGTTGAGGGTGCCCGTGACGGTCTGCTGGGCGCGGCAGCCGCGCCGGTCGCAGTACAGGGTGTGGGCGTAGCCGATCGCCATCAGCTCTCACCGTCCTCGGTGACGTCCGTCCAGCCGTGGAGGTCGCTCTCGTCGCGCGGGCTCCAGGTGGCGCCGCCGCGCTCGGTGTTCAGCCAGCCGAAGGCGGTCGGCAGGATGCTGTCCGGCGCGGTGCCGACGTGGCTGACGCGGAAGTAGACGAACTGGCCGTGGAACGCGCGCCGGTAGGTGTGGCCGGGGAGGAAGAAGCCGGGGGTGGCGTCGGGGTGCGGCGGGCTTTCGAGGATGGCGATGATAGCCATGCCAAGGTCCCAGGCTTCCGCGCTGTCGCGGATGTCGACCGTCGCGAGCCGGTCCCGGATCTCGTCGTGCCGTCGCTCGGTCACCGAGGCGAAGCGACGCAGGCGCTCCAGCTCGGCCGGCGCGAGCCAGCCCGACACCTTCGCGCGAGTCTCCTCGTCGAAGAGCAGCGCCACGGGCCGGCCGTCCTCGGCGATGGCGCCGACGGTCAGCACCGGATCTTCCTCCGGGGCGGGCTCGATGGCAGTGTCGTACCGGGACACGACCAGCGGCACGGGGGCGGCCTGCGCCTGGTCGGTCATCTGGCGCAGCAGCTCGGCGACCGCGCGGGCCCCACCGGCCGCACGCTGCCCCTGATCGTCGTAGAGGCGGGTGGCCTCCGACTCGGCGGCGGTGGTGGCTTCGTGGAGCGCCTCGGCGCGTACCTCGGTGCGGTAGGCGGCGAGCGCCGCCCGCTGTCCGTTCTGCGCCGGGCCGGGCGCCGCGTTGTGCTGCATGATCCACAGGCACCACTCGTACGCCGACGGCCACGTGTGGCCCGCGTACGTGATCGGGGCGCCCGGACCGGGCCTCGGCACGGCCGGAGTGGACTCGCCCTCGCGCGGGTGAAGACCGCGGGTGCCCTTCTCCGTGGAGGTGGTCTCGATCATCGACAGCACGACCGCCCGGCACCTTCGCCACGCATCGGCGTACGACCCCGCGTTGAACGTGCCCTGCAGGTGCTCCGGCAGCTTCATCGCTGCGAACTGCTCGTCGACCAGGCGCAGCACCTCGATCCGGTGCTCGGCCAGCAGCTCGGTCGTCCTTGCGCGCAGGTCGGCAGCCTCATCCGTCGCCGCCTTCCGAGCGAGCTGCGACGCGATGACGGTGAACAGCATGTGCTGGAGGGCTTCCTGACCCTCGCGAGCACGGGCCCCGGCGCGGTCGGCGGCCCACCCCCGGCCCAGCGCGCGCTGGTAGGCCATACGCCAGGCGGTGCGGTACCGCTCGGCCCGGGACTCCGCGTCGAGGAGACGCCGCAGGACGGGGGCGGTGCGCTCGCCCATGTACGCAGCCAAGTTGAGGCAGTACCAGTCCTCTCGCTGGGTGGTGTGGTCGTGCTCGCGGCGGTCCCGCACCGACTTGCCGAACGACAGGAGCAGTGAGTTGCGCGCGGGCTGCGCGTCGCCCAGCAGCTCGGCGAGCTTAGCCCGCTCCTCCAGCGTCATCTCGTGATGGGCGCTCACCGGCGCTCACCGCCCTTCGACTCGGGCTTCACGCCGGCGATCTCGTACCAGGCGGCGAACTCCGGCGATCCCATGCCGGCCTCGGAGCCCTCGACGGGCGCGCTCATGGCGGTCGCGGCGGCCAGGGCGAGCGTCGCGTGGACCTGGGCCTCGGCGATGATCCGGGCAGCATCACTCGGGTGCAGGGCCGTCGCGGACTCTTCGAGGAGTTTCTCGGCCTGGTCGTAGTGCTCGGGTCCGGTGGCCATCAGGTGCCCGCTCCGTTCCTGGTGTCGGTGTCGAGCCGTGCCGCCCAATCGGTGAGCACGGCGAAGTCGTCGTGGGTGAGGCCCTTGCCCGGGTCGACCCAGTGGAGGAGGGCAGGCCCGTTGTGGTGACGGTCGACGTACGCGCGGTCGACGTCGGTGATCTGGTCGTCCACCCACACGAACGGCCGCCCGGCCGCGTACTCGACGACCCGCCACGTCTTCACGTAGGTGCCGTCGGGCCGGTCCGCGAACTGATCGCCGAACTCGATGACGGGCAGGTCCCGTTCACGCGGGAGGCCGATGCGCCAGCCGATCCACTCGTTGGCGTCGTGCTCCCACGTCGTCGCCCACACCAGCTCGAACGGCAGTGCGAGGAGGGTCGGGCCGTGGGTGGGGTTGAGCCAGACCCGCAGCGGCTTGACCCGCTGCTCGGGGACGCCGGGGTGCTGCGCTATCCAGCCGTCCGGCTTGAGACGGTGCGTCTGGTAGCCGGCGGGGCGCCGGTGCGCGGGTGCGTCGAACGGATTCAGGGGGCCGTCGACGTCGAGGAGGAGCAGAGGCTTCATCGCTCAGTCCTCGAATCCGGGGAGGCCGCGGGTGTCCAGCCCCATGGGCGAGACTGCGGAGTGCATGCGGTCGACGGCGACGCTGAGGGCCTGCGCGAGGGTGACGGCGTCGCCGATGGCCGCGCGCAGCTCGGTGACGGCCTTGTTGGGGTCGAGGCCGCCGTCGATGAGGACACGGCCCTGCTCGTGGGTGTGCTCCACGGGGCGCAGGGCCTGCTCGATGGCCTGCGGCAGCATGCGCACCAGGTAGGCGAGGGAGCCGATCGCGGAGTAGGCGTGGGGCGGGTACTGCCAGCCGTCGCCGGTGTTGATCGTGTCGTGGTTGAACTGGCGGATGAGGTCGCCGGCCTGCGAGGCGGTCCGACCCGGTGTGGCCATGAGGTGACTCCAGAGGATGTTAGGGGCCCGGCGGCGGGAAGCGAGTCGGGGCGCGGACGCGCGGTCGCGTGTCCGGCAGCCGGGCGGTCGAGGTGGGGGGAGTCACGCTGGTGGGGCTCGAACCCACGACCCAGGACTTATAAGATCCGCGCTCTGCCAACTGAGCTACAGCGTGTCGGTATTGAGTTGTGCGGGCCGCGCCCCGGGGCGGGGGGAGTGGTCGGGGCGCGGCCCTGGGTGGCGGCCGGTAGGGGGAGTTACCGGCCGCCGGTCTGGTGGTCAGCGCGTGCGGAGCTGAAGCAGGCGCCGGTGGGCCCGGGTCTTCAGATCGTCGTCGGCGCCTTCCAGGGCGGCGGTCGCGCGGGCCAGTTCCTCGGTCATCGTCTTGCCGGGGCGGCGGGGTGCGACGTGGTCGAGGTAGTCGGTGACGACGCGTTCGGCGGCGTACGCGGTGCGCCCGGCCCGCTCGGTCTCGGCGCGGAACATTGCGTCGAGCCGGTCGGTGCGGCGGGCGTGGCTGTTGCGGGTGCGGTCGGTGGCGTCGTCGTCGAGGGGCCACAGGTCGGCGATCACCTGGTGGAAGTCGTCGATCGCCAGGCTGGTGCGGGCGAGCGCGGTCTCTTCCGCTTCGAACACCTCGGCGTACTTCCGCGTCAGACCGAGGGTGCGGCGGGCTTCGGTGAGGTTTTCCAGGCCCCCGGCGGTGTGCCGGATCGCCCACCGGGAGGCGGCGTCGGCGAGCGCGAACCGTTCGGTGTTGCCGCAGACGACCCGCCACGGGGTGACGACCACTTCGGCCTGCGAGGTGGCGTCGTGGCTGTTGATCGCGACGATGAACAGACGGATCTCGTCGTCGAGGCCGCCCCGGTCGACGATCACCGACTCGGGGATCTGCATGGTGACGAACACGCGGCGCCCTCCGCGCAAGGCTCCTGCGCTCTCCCAGAGGATGTGGTGCGAGTAGGCGAGATCCTGGAGGAACGTGAACACGGCTCGCTGCTGGAAGAGGGTGTACCGGTGGCCGACGGTGCCGAGAGCGGCCCCGGTGTCGGTGCGGACGGTGACGAAGTGGTCGGCGTCGATGAGCCTGCGCCCGCCGTGGGTGTACTCCACCGGGTACTTCACCACCTCGAAGTCGATCTGCGCGGCGGCGAGCACGGTGTCGATGTCGGAGATCCCGCCGGGGATGACGGTGCCGAGCCCGTGCCAGGCGGGGGTGCTGGTGTAGAGGGCGGCGGTGCCGCGCGAGGTGTCGAGCCCGTCCCGGCCGACGACTTCGCCCCGGTCGTAGCCGACGGTGGCGCGGTACGAGCCGGACGCGGTACGGCGGGCGTTGGTCGCCTGCATGAGTGCGGTGCGCTGGTCGTGGAAGTGCTGGTTGACGTCGGTGCTGCTCACGGGGTCCCCCTTACGGGACGGGTGGGTGGTGCTCAGCCGCAGGCGGCGGAGCGGGTGATGGACTCGCGGCGGGCGTGGTGGGGGCCGGACCGCTCGCCCCACGGGTCGACGAGCGCGAAGCGGATCTCGGCGAACCCGAGGAGGTCGAGCCGGTGGCAGATGCCGCAGTTGCAGGGGACGGCGAGCCACAGGCCGTGCAGGTGGGTGAGCGAGCCGTGGTAGATCACGAGGTCACCGGGCTCGATCAGGTCGAGGGCGCGGATCAGCGTGTCGGACATGACTCCCCCTTCCGGGACGTGCGGGCGGTTACGGGTGGCTGCGGACGGGCCCGGCGTGCGGGGTCCACCGCATGGCGTCGATGCTGGTGAGCGCGGGCGGTACCGGGCGGACGGCCGGGGCGGGCCAACTGACGGCGAACCGGCCGTACCGGTCCCATGCCTCGCTGAGCACGTGGCTCTCACCGGCGGCGTAGGCGCACACGGGACGGACGTGGTCGTTGATCACGCGGAACGCCTTGAACGGCTCGTGCCGGTAGGTGTCGCGGTAGATCTCCGCCGCCACCCGGCCCAGCCACGAGCCGAAACGCCAGTCGGCGGGGAGACCTCGCTGCACGAGGTAGTCGGCGACGGTGACTGCGCGGTTGAGCTGCACATTCATGACGCCCCCCTTCGGGCCGCCCGGTGCGACCCATAAGAAAAGAGTACGAGAATGTACTAGCAACCACAAGACCTAGGGTCGTACTTTCTTTGAATCAATCGACGCTTTCCGCGCCCGCCCGGGCCTCGGCAGCCACCTGCACCGCACCCCTGTAGGCCGTCAGCAGATACAGGCGGGACCCCTCGTACCGGGCGGGCTGGCCGGTGTCGGCATCGGCGCAGGCGTCGTTGACGCACCACGCCCGGGGCCGGTCGGCGTCCGCGCGCCCGTACACGGTGCGCTGCTCGCACGCCAGACACAGCGCATGCCGGAAGTGCACCGACGGGCCGCGCAAGCCGAGCACCGTCAGCACCGTCCCGTGCCACATGCCGACCAGCCGCGCCACCTCCGGCCCCCGGCCGGCGTTCTCGGCGCCGGGCGGAATCGCACGGAGCGCCCGGAACCAGGGCTGCGTGTGCGAAGAGCCGCGGAGTTCGGCGTCGAGGGCGACCGCTTCGGTCTTGATGCGCTGCGACCAGGACACGGCCTCCAGGGAGGTGGGCGGCCGGGATCCCGGCGGGGCGTGGCCGCCGTCGGCCGGCTGCCGGGTACGCCAGCCGAACGTGTCGAGCCGGAGGATCAGGCCGGGGCCCTCGTCGCCGGGGTGCTTGTCGTCGCCGGTGTACCGGTCGACGAGGTCGGAGACCAGGCCGTCAAGCGTCTGCATCGGCGGCCTCCGCCTCGACGACGTACGAGGTTGAGGCACGGACGATGCGGATGCCGAGGTCCGGATGCCGCTCCCGGCGGCGGGCCCGGGCCTCAACCGCGGCCTGCCGGTCGTTCATGGACCGGGTGAGCTGCACCCACCGGTCCGCCGGGAGGTACTCCAGGTGCCACCGCTCACGCGTCGGCCGCGCCTCCGTGTCGGCCGGCTCGTACGTCTCGGCGAGGACGTCCTCGGCGATCGGGTAGTACTCGCGCTTCACGCCACGCACGATGTGCTGCCCGGTGTACACGAGGACCCAGGTGCTGTGCAGGTTGTCGAAGACCGTGGCGGTGGCGGCCGGGTCGTCGCTGTTCTCACGGTCGGCGGGGTCGAGGGCGTAGAAGTTGGCGCGGCCGGTGAACGCCTGCACCTCGGCCTCGTTGTCGCCGGTCCACTGGATCGTGTCGACGGCCACCGGCCTCCTGCGGTACCGCACCACTTCAGCCATCGCTGTTCTCCTTGCTTCGCCGTGCTCGCCAGATGCGTGCGCACCAGCCGCACACGTCTGTGCCATCGGGGTAGAGGGCGCCCGAGCCCTGCTGAGGCTTCTCGCCAGGGCGGAGTGACCGTTGCAGGCCGGGGCAGTTGAGGTAGATGTGGTCGGTCGGACCGCCGGGCGCCATGTACCAGGGGCTGACGGAGTTCTCGGGGCCGTGCCGGTCGCGGTGGTCAGCATCGGCGACGGCGAGCGCGGCCTCCAGCACCGTCGGATGCCGGGCGATCACGTCGCCCGGGTGCGCGGTCACTGTCCGCACCTCGGGCACGGCAGCTCTACGAGGTCCATGCAGACGATGCAGAGGTTGTCCGACTCGTCATCCTTGGTCGCCCACGGCACGCCGGTCACGTCGGTGCCGCACAGCGCGGTGTCCTCGTCGCAGTCACACACCCCGTGGGACAGGTCGTCGCCGTGGCCGGTGGTGTTGGTCGCCGGTTCGGGTACGAGCGTGGTCACGGTGCGGGTACCTCCTGGTCGGACTGCGGCGGGTAGGGGAACGGGCGCAGGTGCACCTCGCCAACGGGAATCTGCGGGTCGGCGACCAGGGGGAACCCGCGGAGGTCACCGAGCCGGATCGTGTCGGCCGGCTGTTCGAGCCGCTCGGCAAGCTCAGCTCGCAGGTGAGAGGTCAGGGCGGCGAGCGTGCCGAGCTCGGCCGCGATGACCTGCACCGGCTCCTCGACGACCACGAAGAACTTCACGGCCGGGTCACCTCCAGGCGCCGGCGCCCGCCGCGGCCCTGCTGGCTGGGGACGACGTGGTAGCCGGCGGCGCGCAGCTCGTCGGTGATGGCAGCCAGTTGGTCTGCCTCTCCGGGCCCGTCGTAGAAGACGTGCGTGCGGCGGGGGCCGGCCTGGGCGACGCGGAAGCCGGGGTCCCACTCACCTCCCTCGAACTCGGAGAACTCATGGCCCTGGTCGGTGAGGAGCCGCTCCACGCTGGCGGCCCTGATTCGGCGCGCCACGTCAGGACCTCTCCGGCAGGCCGGGGCAGTAGCAGGCGCTCTCGCCGGGCCCGTACGGGTAGGTGTGCGCGTTGTGGTGCATGTCGAAGGCGCACGGCCGTTCGTGGGTGGTCGGCCGGATCGCCACGCTGACCTGGTGGGCGAAGCCGCGGGCTTGGCGCCGCTCAGGGTCGGAGCGGGGGCTGTTGAGGACAGCCTCGGCCAGGGCCTGGACGCGCGCGAGGATTCTGCCTCGGTCGGCGTAGGCGTCGAGGAGGGCATCCACGGTCTGGTGCGTGGGCATGGATCAGCGCCCCTCTCGCTGAGAGGCGGCCTTGCGGCCCGCGTTGTACTCGGCCCAGGTGGTGGCGAACCGGTACTGCTCGCGAGGGGTGGCCACCGGTTTGTCGGCGGACTCCTGGGGTTCGTCGGGGGCGGCCTCGTGCCCGGCGGCTTCGAGCGCCCGGTTCACGGCGATCCAGATGTGCGCGGTCCGTCCGGCCGTGGTGGATGGCAGAGAGCTGCCGAGGCTGTCGATGTAGTCCTGGACGGCCTCGTAGGCGCGCTGGCGCGGGGTGCGGTGCGCGCCGTCGGGCAGCCGGCCGGGCCGGGCCGGGCCGTCTGCGGTGGGCGGGAACGCGTCCCGGTACTCGACGTCCGCCTCGCCGGTCACCTTCTCCAGTTCGGCTATGTGGTCGCGGCCGCACCGGGCGCACGCTTCACCGCGCTCGGCCTGGTCCTCGCGGTCGGTCATGGCGGTCGCGACGATGGACCGCAGCGAACCGATGAGGTTCTTCTGCATGCTGATGACCCGCTGCGCCTCAGCGAGCGCCGTCTCGGCCTGCTCTACGCGCTGGTGATGCAGGATCCAGCGCGGGTCCTCGACGTCGCGGCCGACAGCCTTGGCGATGGCTGCGATGGTCCGCAGGGGCACGTAGGTGCCCCGTTCGTCAATCTCCCACTGGGCTACTGCCCGGCGGACAGTGGCGAGCCCGGACTCAGCCACCTGGGCACGCCGGTTGAGTCGCTGGCCCGTGGCGCGTGCTTCGGTGAGGGCGGCCCCGGCAAGCTCGGAGCGGCGGACGGTCTCGGCCTGCCAGCGGTCGCGGTCGGCGGCGGCGGTCTGGGCGCTCTTGCCCATGACTCGGCACCAGTCCCTGAGCCGCTTCACCTCGGCGTTGAGCCGCTCCTGTTCGATGAGGGCGGCCTCCAGCCGGGCCGCCTGGGCGAGTTCGGGCCGGAGGGCATCGAGTACTGCACGGGCGATCACGCCCCGGGTGAAGGGCGAGAGCCACTCACCGTTTGCCGTGAGGGCGGGCACGATGGCGTCGACGACGCGGGCGGCGTACGGCTCACTCGGCGCTGCCTGGTCGGTGGAAGTGTCCTCCGGACTGTCCTCTTCAGCACCCTGGCTGACGTGCCAGTTCGCGCTATCGGGCGCGATTTTGTCCACTCTCGTGTCCACCTCGGTGTCGCCCGTAGCGGTGTCCGGACAGCCTCCGGGGTGGTGGCCGTCGTCGTGCGGGCAGACCGCGGCGCACTGGAAGCAGTAGCCGTTCAGGATGCTGTGGCCGATCTGCGGGTGGCCGCACGAGCAGCGATGGTCACAGCCTTCGGTCCCATCGACGCCCTGGCAGGTGACCAGGCGCGGGTCCATCGCCAGCCGCTCGCCGGTCGCCTCGAACGGGGTGCGGCCGCAGCACGGCATGAGTCCGGAGCCGAGGGGCGGGCAGGCGTGCACCGTCGGCCGATCGATCTCAGGGTGCTGCGCACGCATGTGCGCGTCCCACTCGTGACGCGGGACGAGCGGGCAACCCTCGCAGTACGGACAAGGGTCCCGCACCTCTACGAACGCCAGTGGGTCGGGGATCCGGTCGCGCTTGGGATCCGGCCGGGCGGCCGGGTACACGGCTTCGGACCAGTGGAAGCCGTGCCCGTCGATGTGGTCGCCATCGTGCTGCACAGGCCGGATGCACGGCCGCGGGGGCGCCAGAAAGGCGTCGGTGCTGTGGTACTTCGCGGGACACTCGGCCGTAGCCTCGGTCCCGCCCCGCGCGGCGAGCTTCTCGCGGAGCGTCCGGTTTTCCACCCTGAGATCCGCCGCGATGGCCCGCTGCACGGCCCACTCGACGCAGCCCGATCCCTCATCGCCATCGGCCCCGTTCCGCCCGCAGTCCTCAGAGTTCTCGTGGGCGCACTCGTCGAGGACGTCGCGGAGTTCGGCGCCGGCGGCCCGGACGAGGAACTGCGCCGCTCCATGTGCCGCTTGCCAGCGGTCGGCGAGCAGGTAGGCCCGGCCAGCCGTGTTCCGGGCGCGGTCCCGCTGCTCCTGGAGGTGGTGAGCGATCGGCATGACCGCGTCGACGATGCGATGGTCACCGGCCTCGACAGGGGCTGCCTCACCGTCCTGCACTGTTTGGATGGCCTGCTCGATCTGCCGCCGCAGAACTGCGCGTTCGACCTCGGGCCTGAGCAGGTGCGGGGGTACGTCGGCTGCTTCAGCAGCGTCGGCCACAGCCTGACCCACGACCCGGGTGAGCGCCTGGAGGTCGTCGGCCCAGACGACCCGCGTGCTGCCGCCGTGGCCGTGGACGGCTATCGCGTCGTCGAGGCGGTCCCAGAACACGGTGGACGGCTTGTCACCCCGCCACCGGATCGCGACGGTGCCGTCAGGCCAGCAGCAGCCGTCAGCGACGATGCCGACGCCGGACACGCCTGAGACGTCGTGGTCGCGCTGGAGGACGAACGGGCGGCCGAAGGTCAAAGGTGCGGTCATCGGAAGGTTCCTTCAGGCACAGGCGCGGCGGTGCGCTGGCGGGGGATGGGCACGGTGAGGGTGGTCTCCGTGTCGGGGTCGAGGAGCTTCGCCACGGGGATGCGGATGCGGACGGTGTCCTCGTCCGGCAGCTCGGCGAGCGTGTCGTCGACGGCCGGGCCGGCGAGAGTGACCTCGGCGCCGTTCTGGCGGGTGCCCCACCCGGTGCGGGCGCAGGTGGCCATGCCGTACCAGCGCATGAAGCGGAGCACCGTCCACGAACCGACCACGGCGGCCGGCATAAGGAGCCAGGTGATCAGACGGGTGCGGATGCGTTCGTCGCTGCGGATGATCGACAGGTAGCGCAGAGCCTGAGCCCAGCCGATGAGGAACGGCACGATCAGGAAGCTCGCGGGCGGGGTCCGCCCGTAGAGGGCGGGCTCGACGATCAGGAGCCAGGCCAGGACGGCGGTGGACAGGGCGACCTGGAACCAGCGGGTGAGCTGCGCCCAGTACGCCCAGCCGGTGAGCGGCAGGTAACGCATGCGCCACAGGGAGCGGATGGTGGAGCCGCGCATCCACCGCAGGTACATGCGCAGGAAGTGCGACGGCCGCTCCGGCAGGGCGGTGAACACGACAGCGGAGGGCTGCTGGACGGCCCGGCCTCGCAGCAGCGCGTACAGGGTCAGCAGGGAGTCGTCGGAGAACATGACCGGGCGGCCCATGAACGTCTCGCTCAGGTAGGCGTCGAGGTTGTCCCGGACGACGGCGGCCCGGTAGGCGGCCAGCGGGCCGGAGTTGACGAGGACGGCGCCCATCGCGGACAGCGCGGACCGGTCGGTTAGCTGCCCGACGAGGAACCACAGGTCCGTGATCCTCGTGAGGAGGTTGCGGTGGTGGTTGGTCGCCAGGACGATCCCGGCCGCGGACTGCACGTCGCGGCGGGCGAACGGCAGCAGGATCTCCTCGACGGCCCGGTGGTCGAGGCAGGAGTCCGAGTCGACGGTGACGAAGACGTCCGCCTGCGGGCATGCACGCACGCCGGCGGCTTGGGCGTGCCGCTTCCCGGAGTTGGGCTGGCGTACCCACGTGGTGGCGATCCCAGCGGCGGTGGCGGCCTCGATCCACCAGGCGCGGAGCAACCGGTAGTCGCCGGTGGTGGAGCCGTCATCGACGACGTGCACGGAGTTCGGGCAGCGTGTCTGCGCGAGCAGCGACTCCAGTCCGTAGCGCAGGTAGCCGGGGTCCTCGTTGTAGACGGGCATGAGGACCGCGACGTGGAGTGCGTCGAGCTGGCGTCGGGCACGCGGGGTGGCCTGCCGGGGCCGCTCGCAGTGGTACATGACCGTCTGCGTGAGCAGGAGCAGGAAGGTCACGCTCCACACGGCGGCCAGTCGGGAGCTGGTGTCGGCGCCGTAGTCCGCGGCGGTGATGCCGTGGTGGGCTGCCCAGCCGGCGGCCAGGGTCAGGGAGATCGCGCCGGTGAGGACCGTGGTGGAGCGGTGCGGGTGCGCGGTCAGGGTGTGCGGTCTGGTCACTGCTGGCCTGCCGTGCGGCCGCGGCGGAAGCCGACGCGGATGCTCAGGGCTCCGACGGCGACGAGGGTGAGGGCGGCGGTGAGGAGCCACCAGCCGGTGATGGCGGTCCCGGCGATGACGATGGCTCCGGCGGCGGTTCCGGTGCGGGCGAGCTGGTCGGACACGGCTATTCCTTGAGGTCGTCGATGGTGGTGAAGGTCTTCAGTCGGCGGCGGCCGTCGCGGAGCGCGGTGCGGTGTGCTCGGCGCTCGGCGAGGGCTCCGTGTGCGCGGCCGATGGCGCGGTACAGGACGGCGGCCGCGATTGCGATGGCGAGGAGGATCATCACGGCCCACAGCGCGCCGATGGCGCTGACGATGAGCACCTCCCGGTGGGTCATGGCGTGTCTCCTGCACGGCGGTCGCGGTCGCGGACGATGGCTCTGACGGCCAGGACCCCGAAGAGGCCGGCGCCGGTGAGGAAGCCGACGGCGACCGGATCGCGCTCCTGGTACGCCTCGTACGCGGCGGCGAGCAGGCAGGTGAGGGCCAGCAGGCCGAAGAACCAGCCGTCGGAGGCGTTGCAGCAGAGGCAGACGACAGCTGCGAGCGCGGCCGTCAGGGCGGCGATGTAGAGCGGGGGCATCAGGTTCCTTGAGCGGGTTCGTAGGCGGGGAGGTGGATGGTCTGGATGGGGCGGAAACGGCCCCGGTGGATCACGGCCCGGCCGGCGTCGAGGTCGTCGAGCATCTGCTGCGTCTCCTTGTCCGGCTCCTCTTCGGAGTCGTCACACGGGGCGGCGACGTCCTCGGGGTCGAGGTCTTGTTCGAGGCAGGCGCAGTAGCCGTGCTCGCAGCCGCCCCACGGGCAGTCCACGAAGATCGGGAGCCGGAGCTGTGTCACGGCAGGCCCGCGAACAGATCGAGCTGCTCCGTACGCACAGGCGCCGCAGGGACGGACGAATGCGGTCGGTGGCAGACGCAGGTGCAGATCTCGCGGCACGGGCGCCCGGCGAGCCACACCCACGCCACGTCGTTGTTCGTCCCGTAGACGATCCGGCGGCCGTTACCGCCCGCCGGGGCGCGATGTTCGTACGGCTCGGGGAATCGTGCCGCGCGTCCCCGGCTGGTGTGGATGACGGTCTCGTTGACGGGGTGCCCGTCGTGACGGCATCCCGCGTGCTGGTCGCGCTGGCACTCGCAGGACGGCGCCCCTTGGCAGGCGCACGCGAAGGTGGTGGACGGGATGTGGTTGTGGTTGCGCAGCCGGACCCCGGTCCACACGTGCTCGCGAATCCAGGCGGCCTGGGCCGGACTCATCGGCTCGGGCGGCGCCGCGAGCCGGATGATCTGGTCGACGAGCCAGGCCGTCACCAGCACCCAGCGGGCGAGTTCCCTGCGGGTCTCCTCCGCCCAGAACCGCTTCTCCCAGCCCCACCGGTACTGGTGCTTTCCGCAGGTCAGGCACATGACCTCGCTGCCCGGGGTGCCGGTGTCGACGACCTCGTACTTGACGGTCTCCGCCTTCGGCCCGCACCAGCGGCAGCCGCGCCCTGCCCGTGCGCGGCCGGTCCGTTCGGGGATGCTCATGACGCCTCCGGCAGGGCCTCGGGGGCGGGCGCGACGCTGGTGCGCCGCCGCCAGTTGCGGTTGTCGTGGTCGCGGTACACCGCGCCGCTCCAGCACTTCGAGTCGATCGGCTCGCCGAGCCACAGATGCCGCAGCAGCGCCGTGTGGGTGCCGCAACGCTCGGTGCCGTCGAAGGTCAGCGGCGGCGGATCGTCCGCACGGTGCGAGGCCGTGACGTCGACGCGGTGCCGCTCGTTGTAGGTGAGGCCAGCGAGCACACCGTCCCGCTCGTCACGGTGCAGCCCGCGCTCTACGGCCTTCACGTAGGCCAGGCACTCGGCTCGGACGGTGCAGCGGGCCACACAGATGGTGCGGGCCTCATGCTCGCGGGCGGGATCGTCGAAGGTCTCTCGCTCGCCTGTGCAGGCGCCGCGCGCCATCCAGTCGAGGCGGCGGCCCGCGGTGTCGGGGACAGCTCCGGTGTAGTTGCTCATGGCTCACCCCACGGCCGTCTCGGCGGGCAGCAGTTCCAGTGCGCGGGCGTACTGCTGGTCGAGGTAGGCGAGGGCGGCTTCGGGGTCGGTGTCCTGCTCGGCGGCCTCGCGGAGGATGGGCATGCCGGAGTCGATGGCGGCGAGGACTTCCGCGCGGGTGGCGGGCCGCCCCTCGGCGAACCAGAGGGCTCCGGCAGGCTCGTCGACGTCGAACAGGGCGTGGCCGGGGATCATCCGCCAGGTGTTCGTGACCCACACCAGAGCGACACCCGGGTTACGTTCGATCATCACGCCGTCGGGCTTCACGGTGTCCGGGACACCCTCGATGGGCCGCCGCCGCATGCCGGGGGTGGCGAGGAACGGGCACGCGATCGCGGCGTAGATGGCGCAGTCGCGGTGCGCCGGCGGTTCCGAGCTCACCCGGTTGACCGCGCACATCGGGCCGATCACGTACGCGTACTGGGTGGCGGCCGGGCCGAGGAGGTTGTTGCGCAGGGCGTGGCCGCACAGCCAGCAGCAGCGGAACACGGTCGCACCCTGCCGCTTGCGGGTGTCGGCGATCCGGAAGTCCGGCTCGCCGTCGACGTAGTCCACGAACCACGGGATCGGGTAGCCGGCCTTGTTGCGGGGCAGACGGGCGATGCGCGGCGGCGGAGTAGGCAGGGTGCGCGTCACTTCGCACCGCCGGTGTAGTGGTCGAGGCAGGGGTAGGGCCTGCCGCACCAGCAGAATCCGTTCATGGTGGTGGCTCTTTCTCGGGGGCGGGTGCCCGCCGCCGAGGGCCGGTGGTCACCCGGCGGCGGGCACGTCTCAGGTGGTGGTGCTGGCGGAACCGGTCAGGACTTGCTGTCCTTCACGTCCTCGATCCGCGACGGCCCCATGGGCTTGGCGCCCTCGAACTGGGGCAGGTCGAGGGGCCGGTCGTACAGGAAGTACGACTGGTTCTGGCCGACGGAGAACTCCACGTACGCGCCGGTCGTGGCGTCCTTGCCGTAGTAGGCGTTGCAGTTCGAGCCGCTGCTGTAGGTGCCGTCCATGGACGGGCCCTGCACGAACTGCTCGCCGTCGTTACCGCCGAGGTCGAGATCGGCCTTGACCTCGGGCGGGAGCAGGGACACGCAGTACGTGACCGGCAGGCCCTTGAGGATGAAGTAGCCGTACTCGCCGTTCGCGTTCTGGATGTAGACGTAGGAGAGCTTGCTCGGGCTCTTCATCCACGTGTCGATCCAGAAGTTCTTCGTCTCCCGCGTCGGCGAGTACGAGCCGGTGTGTGCCGGCTGCCGCGACACCAACTGGTCGTAGTTGCCGTTGCGGGCCTTGCTCTCCTTCGAGCGGGAGCTGGTCGTGTCGTCGTCGCACCCGGTGGCCCCGAGGGCGAGACCGCCCGCGATGAGGGTGGCGATGACGGTGCTGGTCAGGCGGCGCACTGGGTCTCCTGGGCGGTGGGGTCGAGCTTCACGGGGAGGTCGGCGTCCTGGAACGCGGAGCGGTGCTCCTGGGAGGCCTTGGAGTTGTAGGTGTTGATGGACTCGGCTCGGCTGGCCTTCACCGCGGTGATGGAGGTGCGGACCTTCTCCGCGCGCTCCGGCGACGGCTTGCCGTCGAGTTCCTCCTGGAGGACGGCGAGCTGCTGCTCCGCTGTCTGAGCGGCGGCGCACAGGTCGAAGAACTCCTCGTAGGTGGCGATGCGGAAGGCTCCGCTGCCCTCGGTGCGGTTCTTCTTGTCGACTTCGCCGCGGAAGGGAGCGGTCAGCCAGCCGACGCCACCGAAGGCGAAGACGGCGATGAGGGAGCAGACGGCGAGGGCGACGATCCCGAGGATCGTGTAGCCGAGGACGCGGCTTCCATCTTTGAACACGGTTGGTCTCCTTGCTGGTTGGGCCCTGCCGCCGGGGCTGGTGGACCTACGGCGGCAGGGGGTTCAGGGGTGCTCGGCTCGTGGGCCGGGCCGGTGGCGAGCGGCGCCTGGTGCAGCGCGACGACGCGGGGGCCGCGCGGCGGAGGGGCAGCGGCGACCGTCAGCGGCCGGATCGCGTTGGCGTTGGCGAGCTGGGCCTGTAGCGCCGTGTTCGTGACGCGCAGCTGGTCCACTTCGCGGAGCTGCTCTTCCAGCTCTGCGTGCTGCCGCTGGGCCTTCTCCAACGCCTCTTCGGCGGCCGTGAGCTGGCCGGCCATCCACTCCCAGCTGCTCGTCCCAGCGGAGAGGGCGCTCTCCAGGCCGGCGATGTGCTCCTCGGCGCCCGCCAGTTCGAGGAGGGTGAGGCGCAGTTCCCGGCGCAGCCGCGACCGGGGCACCACGAACCGGTGCAGGCCCCGGCCGGCCGGGGCCACCGCGTAGATGACCACGGCCGTGGCCAGCACGCCGACGGTGAGGAACACGTACCCGATCACGAGGCGGCGCCCTTCACCGGGAGCGTGCCGAGCTTCCGCTTCGGGTCGCTGCCGAACGGCTGCTGGGTGTCGAAGCGCGGGCCGCCGGTGGCGCTGTAATCGCCCGCGTACATGCGCTCGTTGGCGCGCTGGAGGGCGGCCAGCTGCTCGCTGAGGACGGCCACCTGGTGGCGCAGCTTGCGGTTCTCGGCTTCGAGGGCGCGCTCACGTGCGGTCGGGGACTTGGTGCGGGAGAACATCACGGCCTCCGGTGGGTGTCGGTGGGGGCCGCGTCGAGGCGGCGGGAGAACGCGTCGAAGTCCTCGGTGAGGCCGGCCTCGATGGACGCGTGGAAGTCGTCGCGGGGCGGCTGGGGGAAGGCGTCGTGGACGCGCCCGTCCAGCTCTCGACCGGCGCGCTTCTTGCCGACGCGGGCCATCAGCCACGTGCGCGAGTCGGCGGGCTGGTGACCCTCGGCGATGTAGCCGTTCGATTCGAGCTGGATGACCTGCTTGCCCTCGACAGCGTCCAGGTGGACGGCCTCCATGTGCCCGTCGTCGGTGTCCTCCAGGTCGCCGTACAGCGGGCCGAGCGGCTGCCACTCACCGAGCTGCTTCAGGAAGAAGGCGGTGCCGGAGACCGTGCACTGGTCACGCAAGGCGCGGGCCCAGTCGGGGTGCATGGGCCGGGCCTGGGGGCCGGACTCGCCCCCAACGATGACCCAGTCGATCCGCGGGCCGACCGCCAGTCCCTGGAATACGCGGCCGCGGTCGTCGGTCTGCTCCGGGCCCCACCCGGGCCGTCCGTCCAGCCAGTACGTCAGCTTCGGCCTGCCGCGCCCAGGGACGATGGGCCCGCACAGGTCGACCGGGCCGAGGAGCGGCTCGCAGGACAGGAAGCGCACGGCGGCCGGGGTCTCCAGCAAGGCCGGGATACGGATGTCGGCCCACTTCTGATCCTCGACGCTGACGCCGAGCCAGATGTTCGCCGGCGGCCGCCCGGCACGCGCACGAGCATCCTGCGCGGCCGGGCTGATCCGCATCGCTTCTGTCGGGCAATCGTCGAACTTCGCCGCGTACTCCCGCCTCTGCTGCTCGCGCTGCTGCACGAACGACCGCATCCGGGCGTGCCGCTTGGTCAGTACCTGGAAGGTGTGGCGCGGGTTGGCCTCCATGACGTCGAACACCCTCGTGATGAACAGGTCGGGCACGCTGTCGTGGAAGAGGTCGGACATGGAGTTCACGAAGACGCGGGCTGACTTCGTCCACCGGGACGGCTGGTCGAGGCGCTGGTCGTGGAGGGTGACGTCGAAGCCGTTGGGGAATGCCTTGCTCCCGGCGAAACGGTGAGCAATCGTCTCGGCGTAGCAGTTGTTGCAGCCGGGCGACACCTTCGTGCAGCCGGTGACGGGGTTCCAGGTGCGGTCGGTCCACTCGATCTTCGTGGTCGCGCTCACGCCGCTGCCCCTTCGCCGAGGTAGCGGACCCACAGGTCGACGCCGTCCTGAGTGACCTCGATGCGCGCCGCGAACGCCCCGGCGGGCCGGTAGGCGGCTGCCCGCTGCCCGGTGCGGACCTCACGGGCCGCGGCCGTGGCGCTCAGGCTGCTCCCGTACGTTCCGGCGAGCACGTCCGTGCCGGGCGTCTGCCGTGCAACGGCCGCCGCGTGCTCGTGGTCGGCCCTCGGGCGGGCAGCGAGGCGGCTCATGACGCAGCTCGCGGAAGGGCGGGCCGCCGTACGGCGTGCGTGGTGAGAGTGCCGGTCGTGACGTCGTAGTTCTGGGCGGCGGTCCAGTCGGCGTGAGGGAAGGCGTCGCGCAGGATGGCGGCCGCCTGGTGGTGCAGGCCGCTGTCGTACAAGGGCACTTCCCGGCCGTTGACGCCGATGACCATGGCCACCCACCGCGTGTGCCCCTGCCGGCGCACGCGGGTGATGCGGACCTCCTTCACGGTGCGGCCGATCAGCGTGTACAGCTGCTGGTGCAGGGCAGACCGTGTGACGGGCTTCGCCTGGAGGGTCCTCGCGGAGGCGCTCACGATGCACCGCCGTCGGCAGGGGTGACCGTGTCGGGGTGGTCGATCGCCAGGCGGGCGAACGCGGTCTCGACGGCGGGCTGGTCGAGGGCGTGCCGATCGGGGGCGTCGAGCGGCAGGGCGCTGTGCACGCGCTGGAAGTAGGCGTCCCACCGGTCGCGCAGGCTCACGGGCGGGGTGTGCGGGGTGGTGCGACAAGCGATGTGCAGCGTGGCCATCGCCATCATCTCCCTTGGTCAGTCGGTGTCGGTGTGGTGCAGGGCGGCGCGTGCAGCGGCGGCCCCGCGATGTGCGGTGTCGGCTTCGGGTGCGGGCCGCCGGCGCCTCCAGGGCTCGGGAGCGGCGGCCAGCAGGTCGGGGGGTTCGGCATCGGGGTCGGTGATGAGCTGCGTCAGGGCGATCAGCACCCGGGGGAAGCTCATGTCCGCGTAGCGGGCCTGGGCGAGGACGTCGCGTAGCTGGTCTGCCGACCAGTCCGGGCGGCAGGCGGCGGCCAGGGCGAGCAGCTGCGCGGTGGCGGGGCGGGGGAGGTCGGTGTCGGTCATCGGCGTCTCGCGGGCGGCTGGTCCGGGGTGTGTGGGCGCTCGGGCCCGGCGGGCAGCCGGTAGGGGGTGCGGATGCCCATCTGCCGTTCGCGGTCGTCGAGTTCGCGTTCGATGCGGCGCAGTGCGGCAGCGGCGGCGCGGGCGTCGGTGCACGTCTCGCAGCGGGCGCCGGTGTGCCAGATCCGGCCGGACTCGCAGGCGGCGAGACCGCAGCCGTGGCGTACGACGGCCGTGCCGAGCAGCCAGCGGCCCGGGTCACGGATGTCCTCGGTGGACGCGAACCGGAACTCCAGGCGGGCCCGCAGCCGCTCCGGCGCCTGGCCCTCGTCGAGCTGACGGCCGATCTCCCGGGCCAGCTGCCGGACGACGTACGGCGACAGGCCCGGCAGCAGCGGATGCACAGGTTCGAGGACTCGCCAGATCCGCGGAGCGAGACTCAGCTCGGGCCCGGCGTACGGGCGGCGCAGCGACGGCGGAAGCGGAGGGTTTTCCACAGGCCCTCGCGGTACCTCCTGCACTCGCCTACGGCGGATACCCAAGACGGCAGTGGGCGGTTGATCATCGGGTGAGCCAGTCGGGTGGTGTTCCTTAGACGCGAGGGACCCCTGTTCAAGATCCGCACCCACCCCCCGTTCAGTGTCCGCAGTCAGCGCCTGGTGGGTGGGTTCGTCGTGGCAGGTGTAGAGGTGACGGCCTCGGTATCCGGCGCGCCGTTCCACGCTGATCCAGCCCAGCGCCTCCAGCTGGCGCAGGATGCGCCGGACCGAGCGGGGGTCGAGCGACTGGCCGGCGGACTCGCCGGAGCGGTGGCGCAGGACCCGGCCGAGTTCGGCGAGGGTGATGTGCACGCCGGTGGCCGTGGCGTACGACAGGGCGGCGTAGCAGCGCAGCTGTCGCGGCGACAGGGCCTCGGTGGCCCGGGTGGGCACCCAGGCGCCGTGCTCGGTGCGCCAGTCGGTGACGCGCACCCGGCGTACCGCCGACTCGCCGTCACCGCCGGCCTTCGTGCGCTGCTGGCTTGTCAGCTCGATCACGTCGTCATCCGGCGCGGGCCGCATGAGCTGGGTCAGCGCCGCCTCGACCGTGGAGCGGGCCAGGCCGAGCAGGCCGGAGAGGTAGGCGACCCGTGCCTCGCAGCCGGTGTCTTTCCGGTCGAGTGCGGCGATCTTCACGTACACGCTGACGGTGGAGTCGGCGTAGTGGCCGACGATCACACGCAGCGGTACGCGCACGCGTTGAGGCATGGGGGTCACCTCCTCTCGGGGTGTGGCAGGGGCAGAGGTTCGGGCGCCGCGAAGGGCTACGCGTCAGCCGTCGTCGCCGTCGGGGTGGTCGTGGGCGGTGTTGAGGATGGCGGTGAGCCCTTCGGCGAGGGCCTGCATCTCGTGCCGGACCTCGGTGATCGTCAGATCGGGGCCGTGGACTAGGCGGTGGGCGTAGTCCCGCCAGTGGGCCAGCCCGGCACGCAGCCGGGCGGTCTCCAGGTAGGCGAGCATTCCGCCGGTGAGCCGCAGCGTGGACTCGGACAGCTCCAGCTGCCCGTCGTCGTCGAACGTGCCGCGTGCGGTGCGCTGGAGGTGGAGGAACCGCTGCGCCTCACGGACCGCGCCCTCCTGCTCCCTGTTCGGCAGTTCCAGGCCGACGATCCGCACGCGGACGCTCGGCTCCTTCTCGGTGCCGGGCGCGGGCTCGACGCGCTCGATCGCCGCGAACTCGATGATCGCCATACGCCGGCTGCCCGGCTGGTCGTACATCGGGCGGACGTGCGCTTCCAGCGCCTCCTGCGCCGACGCCGACACCTTGGCGTCGAACTTCAACTGCGTCACGGGGTGGGCTCCTTGTAGAGATCGTTGAGGCGCCAGACCCTGATGACGGCGCCGGGAGTGCGCAGGGCGTCGCCCCAGAGCACGTAGACCTTGGAGGCGGACAGGGAGGCGACGACGCTGTCGTCGGCGAGCACCCCGGCGTCCTTCAAGGCGTCTTGGGTGCAGCGCACGAGCTTGTCCAGGTCGGGCGTGCCGGTGGGGTAGGCGGGCGCGGACGGCTTCAGCCGGCCTGCGTTCCGCCCGGTGCCGTAGTGGTGCTTGGGCCGCCGGAGGGTGAACTGCGCGTCCAGCCACACGGGGCAGCTCAGCGCCGTCCAGCCGTCGTCGTGGTGGAGCGCATCGAGAGCGGCCGTCTTGACGGCCTCGCGCCACGGCTTCACGGCGGCCGACGACTCGTACAGGGCGCCGGCCCGGTTGCGGTTCTTCGAGCCCTGCGGGGCCGGGGTGCCGTACACGGTGAGCATGAGGGCGGGCCTGGTCACGGCGCCTCACCTGCTCCACCGGGCACCAGCACGAGTGCGGTCGGTTCCGGGGCGGGGACGGTGGGGGGTGCCCCCGCCCCGGAAGCCGGGGTCCCGTCCGGCGCAGGCAGCGTCTCCGGGGCCGTCGAGCACGGCCCCTGTTCTGCCTTGCCGTCCACGGCAGCCTCCACGTGGGCGGCGGTGGACCGGTTTGACGCCGGACGGGTGGTGTGGGACCGGCTCGGCGCAGGCAGGCTCTCGGGAGCGCAAGCAGGACGCTCCTCCCCTGCCTTCGCTTCCGTGCGCGTCCTGTCCGCGTCAGCGGACGACGTTGACGCCGAGCCGGTGGTCTGGTTCATCGCAGGGTCACCGTCCGGATCGTGATGCCGGGGGTGGGCGCGGTGCGGGCGTGCTCGGCGATCTCGCGGATCTGCTCGGCCCAGGACGCGGACATGGCGCGCGGGGTCTGCCCGGCCAGGGCCTTGACGACGTCGCCGTGCACGGTGTCGAGGTGCTCGACGGGCTGCGGCATCGACTCGATCTCCTGCAGACCCAGCGGGGTGTTGGCCGGGTTCCAGCCGGTGAACACGACCGGCCCGGCGTACGGCTGTACGCGAGCACCGAGCGCGGCGAGCACGCAGCTGCCGACGGTGTTGCGCGGGTACCGCTTCGGGTACAGCAGCCCGCAGTCGCTCACCCAACCGGTGACAGCGAGGTCGGGCAGGTGAACACGGGCGCGTCCCTCGGGGCCGATGACCGCGGGCCAGTTCAACGGGCCGTCGTGGTGGGTGAGGTCACCGTCGGCGCTGATGACGGCGTGGCGCAGGCTGGTCATACCGACAGTCCCGTCAGCCGCAGGGCGTGCGCGGGCTGCCAGACGCGCAGCGGGACGTCCCCGCTTGCGCCCCACACCACGCACACCCGGGCGGTGCCGTCGTCGCTGAGGCACCAGGCGCTCGGCTTGCCGTGGAAGAGGCCGGGCACCTTCGCCGGCGAGTCGAGCCGGATGACGCCCTTGGTGTCGTAGTCGCGGTGGCGGACCTGGGCGCCTTCGGGCCACTTGCTCGCGAGGGCCTCGATATGCGCCTTCACCTCGTCGGAGCGGTCGACGGTGCCGAGGTAGTCGATGAGCCGGGTTGGCGTGTCAACGGGCATCAGGGTCTCCGGAGGTGGGGATGTCGATGAGGGAGTGGCTGATCCAGCCGGAGGCCATGGCGACGGCGACGGCCTGGGCGACGGTGTGCACGCCGAGCTGCCGGTGGATGCGGCGGCGGTACGTGCGGACCGTGGCCGGGGTCAGGCCGAGGGTGCGGCTGCTGGTGATGTTGGTGCCGCCGTTGGCGGCGTCGAGCAGCACAGTCCAGCGCTTGCCCGTCAGCGGACACGGCCTGCGGTGGGTGAGCCGATCGATCTCGGCGAGCAGCTCGTAGATGGCCTGGGCCTGCGGGTTGCTGGGGTTCCGGGCGGCCACCAGCTCGATCGCAGCGCGACGGTCCGGGGTGAGGGAGCGGGGGGCGGTCATGCGGCCGCACCTTTCTGGGTGGGGGCGGCGGAGCCCAGGTAGCGGGCGCGGACCAGCCACTGGCCGCGTTCGCCGCGGACGGCAGTGGCTTCGAAGGCCCCAGCGGGCTGGAACTCTTCGAACAGGCCAAGCCGGATACGGCGGACGGTGTTGCGCGCCCCGCTGTTCGAGCCGTACGGGCCGATGAGGACCGGCTCACCAGGGCGGGCGAGCATCTCGGCGGCGCGAGCGCGGTAGAGACCGCGCCATGCCTTGGGGCTCTGGCGCAGGACCGTCGGCGCGGGCGGCGGGACGTCGAGGCGCGGCAGCCAGCCTTGACGCGTGGCGATGGCCGCGGCATGTACCGCGTTCCTCGCGCCGAGCCTGCCGTAGATGCGACCGAGGTACTGCCGCACGGTGTGTGCGGTGACGCCGAGTTGAGCACCCGCGCTCTCGTACGTCTCGCCGTTGGCGATCAGGGTCAGGGCGTCGGTCTCACGCTGGCTCAGCGGGCACGGGACCGTGTCCTGGGGCGTGGAGGGCTGGTGGGCGGCGACCACCATCTCCATCGCGTCGAGGGTGGCGATGTCGTCGCCGCCCCCGGTGGCACCCCACATGTCCTCGATGAACGCGGCGAGCGGCTCGGCGGCGAGGGCACGGGCCCACGGAAACGTGAGTGATTCACCGGCCACGAGGGACACCTGCCTTGGCGCGTTCCGGCAACTTGGCTCGGTCCATGGCTTCGACGAGGCGCTCCGCGTACGTCCCGGACACGTTGTGCGGGGAGCAGTAGCCCCGCATCTCCTCGGCGAACCGGCGGGCGGCGGCGACCTCCGCGCGCAGGGCCTCCGCCTCAGTGGCGAGGCGGGACACCTCGCCGACCAGGGCGGGGAGGTCGGTTCGCGCGTGCCCGATGAACTCGACGGTCGGCAGCTGCTCGCTGTCGGCCCAGGTCTGGAGGTAGGCGATGGGGCCGACCTGGTCCGGCACGCCGTGCTCGCTGGGCTCGACGTTCCACGGACCCGTCGGTGCGGCAGCGATCCGGGCCTGAATCTCTTTCAGGTACTCGTGGGTGAGCGGCTCAGGCATGGTGACCGCCGTCCTCCGCGAGCTTGTTGCGCAGCATCTCGGTCTCGAACGGGATGAGCGGGACCCTGCCGTCGAGGACGTCGCGGACCGATCCGAGGACCAGGAGCACCCGGGCGTCGAGGAGGGCCGGGCGGCGAGTGCCGGGCGGGATGTCGAGCGCGTCGCGGATCACGGCGAGGAGGTCGCGGAGGTCGCTGTTCTCCACCTCGGCGGCGGGCTTGCCCCCGCCGCTGCGGGGGACGTGTGCGATGCTGGAGGGCATCGGAGTCCACCTACTTCGTCTTCAGGTGATGGATGTGCGGGTGGCCGAGGGCTCGCCGGGTGTCGTCCGGCGGGCCCTCCTTCGTGTCAGGCGGCGTGCAGCCGCCGGGCGGGCGGGCTGACGACGTCCGGCGTGGTGGGGACGAGCAGCGTGCGGAGCTGGTCCATGACGTGGACCGGTGCCGGTGGCGCGCTGGCGGCGATGCGCCGGGCGAACGCCGAGACGGATTCACCGGGCCGGATCCGCAGGACGACCTCGCGGGTCTGTATGCCGCTCACGCCGCGCCCGCTTTGAACTCGCGGTCGGCGCCGCAGCGGCGGCACTGGGCCCGCCAGATCGGGTTACGGTGACCGCAGTGGCACAGCCATCGGCACACGGCGTCGATGGGGGCCCGCATCAGGCCACGCTCCTCGTGGCTCCGGCGTCGGCTTTCTCCTCCGGCTCGGGGAGCAGCAGGTCTCGGATCGTGCAGCCGAGGATGTCGGCGAACTTCTTGAGGTTCTTCGGGGAGAAGCCCGCACGCCCGTTCTCGACGTCGGAGAGGTGGCTCGTGCTGACCCCTGCCTGCTTCGCGAGGTCCGTGACACTCAGACCGGCCTCGATCCGCCGGCGGCGGAAGCTCTTCGGGTCTTCGTTCATGTGGACGACATTACGACCATGTACGACTAACCACAAGTACTTGCTCGGATTTACTGCTCCTGCATGTGAAGACGTCGTGCACGCCCTCGCGTACGCCGCTCCCCTTCAATAAAGTTCGAGAAAGTACGAGTGGCCATGAGGAGGAAGAAGTCGACATGACGACGGACCAGGACCACAGCCCGCCGGGCCATGGGGTGCTGATCAAGCTGGCCCGAGAGGCGCAGGGCATCAGCCCCGAGACCGCCGCGGCGCGCATGCCGTTCAAGTTCAGCGGCTCCAGCTGGCGGCACGTCGAGGCCGGCTATCGAGGCGCCGGCGCGAAGCGCGTCGAGGTGCCGGGCAAGCCGTCCACCGTCGCGGCGATGGCTCGCACGGTCGGCGTCACCGCCGAGCGGATGCAGGAGCACAATCCGGCGGTCGCCGAGATTCTGCGCGAGATGGAGCGCCAACAGGCACCCACGATCCCGGACGTGCTCCGCGAGGCGCCGCCCCATGTCCGCCGCATGATCGACGCAGCCCTGGAGGACGTCGAGCCCGAGGATGTGCCGGAGCTACTGCGGGAGATCGCGGCCGACTACGAAGCCATCGCCCGTCGTCGGGCCCGCAAGGCGGCCGGGCCACAGCACCCTCGTCACGCTGGATGATGGCCATGGCCATGGCTTGGTAACGGTTAGATCACGGTCCCTTGGTGTACGAGGTGATACGAGTCACGTTCGGTACAGGATGACCGAATCCGTGCAATCACCGACATGTACGGAGCCCGACGCGCACGCACGTAGTGGGGATGGGAATGGCCATGGTCATTTTCGCGAGCGCGCTCGGCGTCATCATCATCACTGAGGGTCTGTTCTTGCGGCGCCTCCTCGGCGACATAGCCGAGCTCAGGCGGCAGATCACAGGGATCGACAGGCAGATGCGCGCCCAGCGAGCCCACGTGACAGCACTGAGACAACTACTCGCCGAACCAGACGACGAAATACCCCGGGAAGTCGCCGCCGGTGGCGGCTCAGCACCTCTCCCCCCACCCCGGCCGGACCCAGTCCGGCGCAAGAAGCATCTCGGCCTGCACCTGGGCGGTTCTCTCGCCCTGGTCGCAGCCGCCGGAGCCGCAGCACGCGAGGCACTCCACACGCACCGCGGCCAGCTGGCCAGCGCGATAACCGGAGCCGCCGTGACCAGCACGACGGTCACGGCCCTGGCCATCACACCGTGGGTGGACACCGCCGATCACATCGGGCCCCAACCCCCGATGCCCGCGGTTTCACCCAGCCGGTCCCTCCTCTGGTTCCCTCCGCCGCCGACGGAGCGCGAGGCCGACACGCCACCCACCTCGCCGGCCTCCGGCGCCCCGCCGCCTGGCAGCTCCGCCGCCGCGCCCGACAGCACGGCCGAGCCGGACAGGGACGACGTCACCCTGCTGGAGCCGACCCAGGAGTCCTCCACCACCCCCATCGCGGTGCCGGACCCGGGAGGAACTGCCTCCGACAGCCCCGGCCTGGTGGGTGAGACGCCTACGGAGAGTCCCGTCACCGACGGTCCTTCCGAGAGCCCTCCGCCGACGCCGTCGGCGGACCCGGGCTCGTGCCTCATCGGGCTGACCCCACCAGGCGAGGAGGTCTGCCTACTCATCCAGGGGTAGGGCCTCCCGGGACCAGACCATCCGCTCGGCCGCCGGCGCATAGTGCCGCCGTACAGGCGATGGCGTGATCCGCACCTCACCCAGCATCGCCGGCGTGAGAAGCAGCGTGGCTACGGCCCGCTGCTTCTCCACACCGGCCTTCTTCCACCACCGCACCACGTCGGTGATCGGCTCGTCCGGCAGCAGCTCGGCGAGCGGCGCCGGGGTGGTGAGCCGGCCCAGCTTCGCCTGCAGAGCCTCCACGTCCGTCTCCAGCTCCTCGATGTCGGCCGTGCGCCGGATGCGGGCTCGGGCGGTCTTCGGCTGCGGAGCCTCCTCCAGCTCCTTCAGTTCGCTGCTCAGCTCTGCCAACTCGGCCCGAAGGGCGGCCTCTTCGGCGTCGATGTCCGGGCGGTGCCGCAGGGCAGCGTGCCGGTCGGGATTGGCGAGGTACTGCAGGATGACGCCCGGCTCGGGCGGCAGCAGCTCCCCGGACTCCGGGTCCACAGGGTCGAGGTCGCCGATGATGATCCGGTCCACCTCGTCCTTGCGCACCCACACATGCCCCTTGGGGTGGCATTGGTAGCCCAGGGCTGCCTTGCGGCCGTTCTTCCTGCGCGTCATGACCGCCATGTAGCCGCCGCACACATCGCACTTGATCGTCATGCTCAGCACGTGCCGAATGTGCTCGCCGGTGTAGGTCCGGCGAGCAGGGTCGGCCAGGATTGCCTGCACACGCTCGAACAGGGCGCGGTCGACGACCGGCGTCCAGCCCTCCCACTGCTCCGGTACCAGCGTCCCGTTGTGCTTGCGCAGCCCCGCGTAGCCGGGACGCAGGAGCATCGACCGCAGGCTCTGCGGAGTGAAGGGCTTGCCTGGCACGGTCTCACCGTCGACGACCCGGTCACGGCTCACGACCCCTCGGCTCGCCCAGTCCCTGGCGATGGCGTAGATGGGCTCAGGCAGCGTCTCTCCGTCACCCGCGACACGCGTGAACAGTTCCTCGACGAGCGGGCCCTCCACAGGATCCGGGTACTGCGACACAGGCCGGGGCCGGCCGTCGACTACCTCGTAGTCACGGCGGTAGCCGAACGGGACCTGCCCCTGTGGGCGGCCCTCGCGGGCGGCGGAGTTGAGCCCTCGGAGCGTGCGGACGGAGAGCAGCCTTGCTTCCTTCTCCGCGTCGTTGATGCCGCCGATCAGGCTGTGCCGGTCTTGGTAGTTGGCCGGGTTGTAGGTGCGCTCGTGCGACGTGATGTGGATGAGGTATCCGCCGGCCTCGCAGGCGTCCACGAGTTCCACGCCCCGGCCGGTCTCACGTGCGAGCCGGCTGATCTCCCACAGCACGAGGATGTCCCCCGGCTTGCCGAATGCTCCGTTGCGCAGGTCGCCGAGCAGCCTCTCGAAATCGTCGCGCTGCTTGCGAGCGAACTTGCTGGCTGATCCGGTGTCCTTGTACGGCTCGCCCCACGTCCACGGACCGTGGTCCTCCCCGGAGGCGAGGTTGTCGCGGTGCTGGTCGGTGATGCTTCGGGCGGTCCTGCCCCGGCCCTTCGAGACGCGCAGGTACTCGCGCGCCATCCGGGTCACGGCCTGATCGAGGACACCCTCAACTGCGGTCAGTACGGCCATGCTTGCCCCTCCGTGCCTGCTTCTCTACAGAGAGTACAACGATTAAGGCAGACCCGTGGTGGGCGACCTTCAGCACATCCACGGCTCCCAGTGCCGCGGCTTCCGGGGAGCGGGCGAGCTCCCGCTGACCCGGTGGCTCCAGGTCGCCCAGGAGCAGCAGGGTCAGCCCGGACGAGCGGACGAGCATGGTCACGCTGGCGTCGTTGGGCCCATCGGGCGTGGGGGCGTCGCCCGGTGGCCACAGCACCCGCCAGGTGAGGCTTCCCGTGCGCCGCTCCTCCCCGGCCACGGCCCGCGTCAGCGGGATACGGCGGGCCGCCGCCTCCTCGCGGACGAACGCGGCCTGTTCCGCGGGCTCCTCGAAGGCGGTGGCCGCGATCGCCCCCACCGCGCGCCCGCGCAGCACTCCCGGCAGCCCCATCACGTGGTCCGCGTGGAAGTGGGTGAGGACCACGAGCGGGATCTCGGTGATGCCCAGGGCTGTGAGGCAGCGGTCGGCCAGTACCGGATCGGGGCCGACGTCCACGACCACTCCGGCGCCCTCGCCCGCCGCCAGGACGGTCGCGTCCCCCTGTCCCACGTCGCACATCACCAGGCGCCAGCCGGGCGGCGGCCATCCGGTGATCACTCTGGTCAGCGGCGGTGGCTGCACCACGACCAGCAGAAACGCCACCAGACAGGCTCCCGTCAGATACGGATGGCTGACGATCCGCCGCCCGACGAGGACGACGAGGGCGGTGACCAGGACGAGGAGCGCCGCACCGGCCCAGCTGCCCGGCCAGTCCACTCCCGCGCCGGGCAGCGACGCCCCGGTGCGGGCGATGTCCGCGATCCAGCCGGTGGGCCAACTCGCGCACCAGGCAAGGCATTCGGCGACCGGCATCGCCACGGGGGCCGTCGCCAGTGTGGCGAACCCCAGCACCGTGGCCGGGGCCACCGCGAACTCCGCCAGCAGATTGCACGGCACCGCCACCAGGCTCACCTTGGCCGACAGCACGGCGACGACCGGCGCGCACACCGCCTGTGCGGCTCCCGCCGCGGCCAGTGCTTCGGCCGGACGTGGTGGCACCCGGCGCCGCTGGAGCGCGGCGCTCCAGCGCGGGGCGAGGGTGAGTAGCGCTCCGGTGGCGAGGACGGACAGCAGGAAGCCGTAGCTGCGGGCCAGCCAGGGGTCGTACAGCACCAGCAGCAGGACCGCTGTCGCCAGTGCGGGGACGAGGGACCTGCGGCGTCCCGTGACGATGGCCAGCAGGGCGAGGGATCCGCAGGCGGCGGCCCGCACCACGCTCGGCTCGGGCCGGCACACGATCACGAATCCCAGGCTCAGCGCACCGCCCGCCAGCGCGGTGGCCCGCAGCGGGATGCCGAGCCGGGGGGCGAGTCCCCGTCGCTCGGCCCGCTGTGCCAGCCCCGGCGGCCCGATGAACAGGGCCAGGAGGATCGTGAAGTTGGCTCCGCTGACGGCCAGGAGGTGGGTGAGGTCGGTGGCCCTGAACGCCTCGTCCAGCTCGGCCGGGACCCGTGAGGTGTCGCCGACGACGAAGCCCGGCAGCAGCGCCCGCGCGTCGGGGTCCAGTCCGTCGGTCGCCTCCCGCAGTCCGGCGCGCAGTCGTCCCGCGAGCCGCTGCACCGTGCTCGGCTGCTGCACCCCCGCCGGCGCCCCGGCGCCCCGCGCCAGCAGCGCGTGCGCCAGG